GGTGTTTAGGTGGCCCAATATGACGTGTGAGTGGTGACCTGGTGGGTGGTCAGTGGGAATTGAGAATGCGGTGGTCAGTGGTCAGTGGTGGGTGGTCACCCTATGCCGGTGATGGGTTACCGGGAGTACGCCCGGCATCGCGGCTGCGCGCTCTCTGCCGTCCAGAAAGCCGTTGCCACCAAGCGGATCTCCGTCCTGCCGTGCAAGAAGATCGATTCCGCCGCCGCGGACTTGGAATGGGAGGCCTCGACAAACCCGGCGAAAGCGCCCATGCCCCCGCAGCCGCCCGTGGTGTTGCCGCTGCTGGACGGCTCGAGCAACGGCTCGAGCAACGAAGCCGCCGCGGCGGTGCCCATGAAGCGCCCGGAGTGGCCGGAATGGCCGAACTGGAAGCCCGCACTTCCCCCGAAGCTGGAGGCGCCGGCCGACAACGTGACCGGAATGGACACGTTCCTGGCGGCCAAGACCGAGCGCGAGCGCGCCGAGGCCGAAATGGCCAAGATCGCGCTGCTCGAAAAACAGGGCCGGTTGATTGGTGCCGACGCCGCGCGGCAAACTTGGCGGGCCATCGGAAGAATGTTCGCCGCGGCGCGCGAACAGGTGCCGGCGCAGTTGGCCGCGCAGTTGGTCGGCAAGACGGACCTCAACGAGATCGAGGCATCGGTGCGCACTGCGCTGCGCGAAGCGGATACGAGAATTGCCAATGAAATCCAGGCGCGTTTTGGGGAAATGGTTACGGAGGATCGGGATCGTGGCGACCGCCGCATCGCTGGTTAGCGCGGCCTTCGCCGAGGGCCTGCGTCCCGAGCGGGACGTGCTGGTCAGCGAATGGGCCGATGCCCATCGCATCGTGGGGAAGCCTTCGCCTGAGACCGGGGAGTGGCGCACCTCGCGCGTACCCTACACCCGCGAGATCATGGATAATTTCTCGCCGTCGTCCCCGGTCGAGATTACCGTGCTGATGAAAGCGGCGCAGGGGGCCGGCACGGAGATCCTGCTGAACGTGTTGGGGTGCATCATGCACCGCTATCCCAACCCGACCATGCTGGTGTTGCCGACCTCTGGCGCCGCCAAGAAATTCGTGCGTTCGCGTTTGGATCGCATGATTGAGTTGACGCCGGCCGTGCGCGGTGTCGTGGCGCGGGCGCGATCGCGGGAGAGTTCCAACACCGGATCGGTCAAGGAATTCGGCGGTACGGAACTGATTATCCTGGGTGCCAATTCTTCGGTCGATGCGCGATCCTACCCGGCGCAGAACCTCCTGATGGACGAGGTGGACGGCTACCCGCCGGACCTCGACCACCAAGGCAGCACCACAGACTTGCTGATTCAGCGCACGGCGGCTTATCGCGGGCGCAAAATCATGATGGTCTCGACGCCGACTCTGGAGGAAATCTCCGCGATTTCGTACTGGTATAAGGCGGGAGACCAGCGCTTGTACTTCATCCCCTGCCCGCTCTGCCAGAGGGAGCAATCCCTGATCTTTGGAGCGGATCGTGTGAAGGACGGGAGACTGGGTGGACTGCGGTGGCCCAAGGGCGAACCGGACAAGGTGCGGTACCAGTGCGAATACTGCGGCGACCATTTCGCCGAGTGGCAGAAAATCGAACCCATCGCTAAGGGAGCCTGGGAACCGCAAGCCGCCGATGTAGGGCGGGGCAAGATCCGCTCCTACCAGATCAACGCGCTCTACTATCCCTATGGCTGGCCGGGGAACGCATGGCACAACCTGGCGGCGCAGTGGGACACGGAACACAAGGACCCGATCAAGCGCAAGACGTTCTGGAACCTGAAACTGGGCCTGCCCTATGCCGATCCCACCGAAGCCAAAGCCAGTGTCGATGTGCTGATGGTGCGCCGGGAAACCTACGGGCCTACACTGCCTGCGGGCGTGGCGCTGTTGACGGCGAATGTGGATGTCCAGGGCAACCGCCTGGAAGCGGAGTTGGTGGGATGGGGACGCGACGAGGAAAGCTGGAATATCGAGTACAAGGTGTTCCCTGGTGATCCTGGTGACGTAAAAAACCCGGTATGGAAGGAATTGGACGACTGGCTCAACGGTGAATGGTTGAGCGAACTGGGGATTAGCCTCGGAATTCGGGCCTGCTGTGTCGATGCCGGCTACCACACCGAAACTGTCCGCAAGTTTTGCAGCGAGCGCAAGAACCGGCGCATATGGGCGACCATCGGTCGCGTGGGGCAGGGCCGTCCGGTGTGGCCGACCAAGTTGAGGAAACAGACCGGTCCGCTGGTGCCTTCGGTGATGATTGGCATCGACACCATCAAGGAAGTCGTCTACACGCGCCTGAAAATCCAGGTTCCGGGGCCGGGATTCTGCCATTTCCCCATGGAGCGGGACCGTTATTACTTCGAAATGCTCACCGCCGAGGTCCGCGTGCCGGATTACACGGGTCCAACGCCCCGTTACGAGTGGAAAAAGAAGACGCCGGGGGCGCGCAACGAAGCGCTCGACAACCGCGGCGGGGCCTACGCGGCTTTGCAGGGATTGGGCGTCACCACGGCGATCCGGTTAAACCGGGAAGTAGAACACATGCAGGCGGCGGCGGAAGCGCGACGCAATCACAGTGCCAAGCCTAAGTCGGTTTACGGCGCCAGCAAATCGAGTTATGTCTAGCCAGCGGCCGGTTTACCGGACCAGCGTATCGAGGCACGTTTGAGCGCGCCTCAATTTCAAAACACACACACGAAAAGGACACACACATGGAAAACAAAACGTCGTTAAAGCAACTGCCCTCCAACGATTCCCCGTTTCTGATTCGGCTGGAACTACTGAAACTCGCGGCGCACATGCAGGTAGACGGTGGTAGAGAACCCACCGCGGACTCGGTGATTGCCGAAGCCGAGAAGCTGAACCAATTCGTTTCAGGCGGGAGGGCGCGCAAATGAGATCAATCAATATTTGGCGAGTTCATCTTTCCGCGGGCATTCAGTCCTTGAGCAGCGGTTGGCGCGCGACAGGTATACAAAGGCTCTGCCGTCGCGGCATCCGCATCTCGTTTCATCGGCTCTTCGTTTGCATGGCGATTGCAGCGTAAAACAAGATGGCCTACACTTCCCAGGATTTAACCAGCATCGAGCAACTGATTGCCGGCGGCGTGGAGCGGGTGCGCTTCAGCGATGGCCGCGAGGTGCAGAACATGTCGGCGACAGACCTCATGGCCATCCGTTCGGATATTGTGCTGGCGCTGGTAGCGCAATCGCCCAAGCCATGTGTGCGGCGTATCAGGATTTATACGAACAAGGATTTCTGATGGCGCACTCGAAACATCCAATGCAATACAGTCGGTTCGGCGTCAAAAGAAAGTTTCGACAAGGGGACGTGAAGATCTTCGTACAAGGTGGGAAACTCCTTGAGATCCCGAAGATTCTCAGAATAAATAAGTCGGTAACTGTGAAAACTCCATTTTAATGGCCACCCGCAACATCATCCCGATTACCCGCCGGCAATCCGCCCTGGTAGACCAGCACGGCCGCCCCATGGCCAGCAGCGGATTCGATCTGACCGGCACCCAGCCGCTCTTCGACGCCAGCGGCGGCGGCCGGCGGATGCGCGGCTGGAACCCCGGCCTCACCGGCCCCAATTCGGCGCTGATCTACGCGGCGGATACCATCCGGGCACGCTGCCGGGACATGATCCGGAAGAACCCCTGGGCGGTCTCCGCGGTTCTCAAATCGACCTCGAATGTGGTAGGGGCCGGGATCAAGCCGCAGAGCCAGGCGCCGGGAGTCTACAAAGAAAAGATCCAAGACCTCTGGAACGACTCGTATCCCGAACTCGACGCCGCCGGCCGGTGCGATTTCTACGGGCTCGAAGCGCTGGCTTGGCGGTCCGTTCTGGAGGGTGGCGAGTGCTTCATCCGTATGCGCCCGCGGCTTCCGCAAGACCGGCTGGCGGTGCCGATCCAACTTCAGGTGCTTGAGGCCGAACACCTGCCCGAGTACTACAACATGCAGCTCGAAAACGGCGCAGTGGTTCGCGCCGGAATCGAGTTCGACGCCAATATCCGGGACGCCCGAAACGCCTACTGGCTCTATCGTGAGCACCCTGGCGACCGTGCCCTGTTCCTATCCGATAACCTGATTCCAATTCGAGTGCCGGCATTCGTCAACGGGGTGGCGAACGTCATCCACATCTACCCGCTGTTGCGTCCGGGCCAGATGCGCGGGCTCCCTTGGCTCACGCCGGTACTGGCAAGGCTCTACGAGATCGATCAGTGCGAAGACGCGGAACTGGTCAACCGGAAGATCCAAAATCTTTTCGGCGCGTTCGTCAAAAAGAACTCGCCGGAAGATTCCGTACTGGGAGAGGACACCGACAACAACCGGGGTGCCACCACTGACCTGGAATTGCAACCTGGCACATTCCAAGTACTGCTTCCCGGCGAGGATCTGGTCTTCGCCGATCCCAAAGGGAATGCGGCCAGTGCGGAAATGTTCATCCGGGTGGCGCTGCGGGCTATCGCCGCCGGCCTGGGTCTGACCTACGAGCAGTTGACCGGCGACATGACCGGTGTGAACTATTCGAGCGCACGTGTGGCGCTGCTGGAATTCCGGCGTCTCTGCGAGCAGTACCAGCGCCAGGTGATGATCTTCCAGTTCTGTCAGCCGTTCTGGAACGCTTGGCTCGACGCGGCGGTGATCGGTGGGGCCTTGACCTTGCCGGGGTACGCGCAGAATCCCCGTCCGTATCGACGGGTAGATTGGCACCCGCCCCGCTGGGACTGGGTGTCGCCGAAAGACGACATCGCCGCGGAGCGCGCCATGGTCGAAGCGTGCTTCAAATCGCCACAGCGGGTCATCAACGAAATGGGAGACGACCTGGAGCAGGTCTACCAGGAGATCGGTCAGGCGCAAGTCGTCGCGGGCAAGGTGGGCGTCGAGCCGATTTACGGAACGGTGCGCATCACTGAGAACATCCCGGAGCCGTCCGGCAGCAATCCGGTCGAACCGGGACAGAGGCAATAAGGGGATTATATACATGACTACCTTGCAAGCAGCGATTGACGAAGGCAAGCGTTTGGGCAAGACGGCCCTGTATTTTGGGTGCTGGAGCGAGGCTGGTCACTACCTGCACGACGTGCAAGGGCACCATCTATATAGGAGCGATCGTGTCGCTGATTTGCCATGGGATGAAGGGCTCATGGACGCTACATTGCTTCGCAACGGAAAGGTCCTGGATGTTCCCGATGGCCGTGTCTATTGGACATGCGGTGGCTCGAAAGCCTTCTGGTATGCCTTCTATTGGTGGGACCGGTCGATAGATACGCGCGGAGCTTGCAATTCTGGCTTCTACGTGCGCGGATTCGGATGGCCGGAGTCGCAGGCTGCTTTTGATTATGCTTGCTCTCAATTCCCTCATATCGTAGATCGGCAGCATCATCCGCTTGTTCTCCAGGATCACGTTACGCGCCAGAGCTTCATGGACATGGTTCGGGCGGAGGTTGCCACCAGCTTGGGTCTCGCTAATGAGTTATTGACCGGTGAAGCGACCGGTATCAATTATTCGAGTGAGCGCGCGAGGCTTCTGGAACTAAGGCACTTCTGGAGACCTTTATTCGGCCATCCGGTAGAACCGGGACAGAGGGCATAAACATGAGTCTGATAACCACTCTCGGCATCACCGAAGGCCAGCTTTTGGCGGATATGGCTCGGGCGCAGTATTCCGGCAAGAGTCGCCGCGCAGCCATCGCCGAACGTCTCGGGCCGCGGCCTCACATGATCGAGCTAGCTGCGGTCTGCGAATCTTACGTGCCATCGAAGCCTTATGAAATGTTCGCTGGCGTGGCTGTCATCGGCATCTCGGGTGTCTTGAGCAACGACCCCTGGTACGGCGACACTTCCTACACGTCAATCTGTGACGCGTTGAATCAGGCGAATGCCGATTCGCTGGTGAAGGCCATCGTTTTGCGCATCAATTCCCCCGGCGGCGAGACGGACGGTGCTTTCGAAACCGCCCAATTACTGGCGACAGTAGCCGAAAACAAGCCGTGCCTCGCCGTGGCCGATCCTTGCGCTTTCAGTGCAGCGTACTTGCTCGCATCGCAATGTTCCGAGGTTTGGGCAGCTCCCAGCAGTGGGGGAGTCGGCTCGATTGGCGTGTATGCGGGCCATTGGGACGTGTCGGGCGCGCTGAAGCAAGCTGGCATGAAGGTGACCCTCATCTCGGCTGGAGAAGGAAAGACCGATGGTAACCCGTACGAACCCCTATCAGATTCCGCCCGCGCCGATATTCAGGCAAACGTCGATCGCTTGTACGGAGACTTCGTCGCCGCCGTTGCCCGCGGGATGGGAATTGCCGAATCGGCAGTCGTCAGGCTCGGTGCCCGTCTCTACCAAGGCGGAAAAGCTGCCCTCGGATCGGGATTAGCTGACCGCGCCGGCTCTCTCGGGGATGCCTTAGTAGAGGCGTCCAAGTTCCCGACGAGCATCAGCGCCGTGATCCGGCAACTGGGAGCCAATGCCAATCTTCAATCAGGAGGGCTTATGCCCGCGATCGCAGTACACCACACGGCCACGTCCGACGGTAGTTGGGACGCGGGCGCGAACGAGAAGCGACTACCGAGCAAAGAAGCCCCGCTGGTCGAAGCCCACGCATGGAAAGCCGCTGACGGCAACGCCGACGCCAAGGCAACCTACAAGTTTCCGCACCACGAAGTCGCCGAGAACGGAACAGTGGGCGCCGCCAACATGAGCGGCTGCACCAGCGGGTGCGGCGTGCTCAACGGTGCCATGGGCGGGGCGGATATTCCAGCCGCCGACCGTGAGGGCGTTCATGCCCATCTGGCGGCACATCTCAAAGACGGCGGGAAAGACATTCCCGCCCTCGCAAGCTCTGCGGCAGCCGCCGCGAGAAAGGAGCCATCACCTATGGCTGAAACGCAAGCGGCGGTAGTCGTTACACCGACCCCCGCCGAAGTCGAAGCGCAGTTGGCGAGCGCCCGCGCAAGCGGGGCCGCCGAAGTCACGGCGATCCACGAACTCTGTTACACGGCGGGAAAGCCTGCCCTGGCATACGGGTACATCGCCAAGAAATTCACGCTGGCGCAAGTCAGCGCGGATCTGTTGAAACAGCGGGTCGAGGATAGCGGACCCGAAACCGCCTCGCATATTCTGCCGGACGCCGGCACGAGCATCGAGGCAAAACCGAGTGAGAGCCCGGTAGTAAAGTTGGCCGAAGCTCGCGCCGCCGAGTTCAAAGCCACACAAGGAGGTAAAAAGTAAATGAGCACTCTTTCGCAAGCAAGCTTTTTAACGAGCTGGCTCAAGTTCGAGGAAGACAACCTCTTCTGCCGGGAGCAGGTCACAGTCTACACCAGCGCGGGTCTCTTGCCGAGCGGCACCGTGTTGGGCGCTAGCGGTCCTCTGGCGTTCGGTTCGCCATATGACGGCTCCGGCGTTGGCAACGTCGCGCCCTACGACGGCGATACCACCTACACAACGGCGGTGGGGATTCTGATTGAGCCGGTGGACGCGTCTGCCGGCCCCGTCAAGGGTGCCATGATCTGCCGCGGGCCGGCCATCGTGGATTACGACGGCCTGAATTGGGGATCGCAGGATACCGGTGACCGTACCGAAGGTGTCACCGATCTCGAAGCGCTCGGAATCATCTTCCGGGAGGGAGCATAACACCATGCCAATTATCAATCCGTTTGCCGGTCCTGGGTTTTCGATGGCGGCTCTGACGCTCGCCATCAACAAACTGCCCCAGCCGATGTACACGTTGCTCGGGGACCTGGGTATCTTCACCGAACAGGGCATCACTACCCGTACCGCTATCATCGAGCAGCGCAATAACGTGCTGAACCTGTTGCCCACGCGACCCGTCGGAGCGCCGGGCACCGTTGGCACCATCGGGAAGCGCCAGGTGCGTGGGTTTGTAATTCCCCAGATTCCGCATGACGATGCGGTAATGCCCGCCGATGTCCAGGGCATCCGTGCCTTCGGTTCCGAGAACGAAATGGAAACCGTGGGAAATCTCATGGACGATAAACTTCAGACCATGAAGAACAAGCACACGATCACCCGGGAATGGCTTCGGGCCGGGGCCATCAACGGCATCGTCTACGACGCCGATGGTACCACCGTGATCTACAACTATTTCACGGAGTTCGGGATCACCCAGGAGGTGCAGAATATCGTCCTGGGAACCAGCACCACAAAGACCATGGTTGGAGCCCTGGCCGTCAAGCGCTGGATCGAGTACCACCTCAAGGGCGACTCCATGACCGGAATCATGGTGCTGTGCTCCCCCGAGTTCTGGGACGCATTCACCACCCACCCGAACGTGCAGATCGCCTTCCAGTACTACCAGCAGCAGCAGAACCTTTCGGGTGACTTCCGCGCCGGCTTCAATTACGGCGGAGTGACCTGGCGGGAATATATCGGGTCGGTCACCGACGTTAATGGCGTCGTACGCCGGTTCATCGCGGCTAACGAGGCCGTCGCTTTTCCGCTCGGGACGACGCAGACGTTTCGCATGTATTACGCCCCGGCCGACTTCAACGAGACGGCGAACACGGTCGGGTTGCCGCTCTATGCCAAGCAGGAAGAGCGGCCCATGCAGCGCGGCTGGGACATCCATACCCAGAGCAATCCGCTTCCCGTGGTCACCCGTCCGGAAGTGCTGGTCCGCCTGACCATGACCTAAACGGATTCCGGCGCGCGGGAACGCAGGGTACAACAGGGGGCGGGCATCGTCCGCACCCACAGACACACCCGCCCGCGCGTTGGGAATACTTCCTCCACAAAAGGGGCGGACTTCGTGAGCCGCCCCTCCTTTTCCAGTGGCCACCGATCCAACTCAACAGGCGAAGTATTGGGCTGTTCCCAGGGAATGGCCCGGCGAGACTGCGTTTCTTCTCGGGGGCGGTCCATCCCTCATTGGCTTTGACGCGGAGGTCCTGCGGGGCCGGCGTGTGATCGCCATCAACAATTCCTATTTGTCCGCTCCGTGGGCAGACGTGCTGTATTTCTGTGACGCCAAGTGGTGGAGCAGTCATCGGCTCGCGTGGATCGATCCGAAGGGCGTCGAGCAACCCGGCGCGTTGGAGTTCTTCACTGGCAGGCACCGGATCTCCCTCGGGACTTCGGAAGATGGCACGAAGCGGCTCTACAGCACCGGGCCGCGGGGCCTCGAACTGAAGCCGAACGGCTTGAAGCACGGTTCGAACTCCGGGTACCAGGCGATAAATTTAGCAGTATTGTTCGGCGCGGCAAGGATTGTTCTACTCGGCTATGACATGCGAATCTCAGTGACGCCGGAAGGCGAGAAGCGGAGCCACTGGCACGCCGGGCATCCGAAAACCACGCCAGACATGCAGCAGACGGCATTGCAGAAAATCTTCCTTCCACGGTTCAACGCACTGGTGGAGCCCTTGAAGGCCGCGGGAGTGGAAGTGCTGAACGCCACGCCGGGGTCGGCGCTCAAGTGCTGGCCGATGGTGGCCTTGGATGAGGTTCTGAACCCGGTAGCCGTATGAAGATCCTCCTACCCGTCATGTCGTTCCAGTATTTGACCGGCTCGGAGATGTACGTCTACGAACTGGGCAGGGAACTGGTGCGCCGGGGTCATGAGGTGACGGTGGCGGCGCATCGCGTCGAGGGTGCCATGGCTGAACCCGCACTGGCCGCGGGTCTCCAGAAATATCGATTCCAGGACTTCCCGGACGGCCAATCCTTCGATGTTGTCCATGCCAGTCAGAGCGAGCCCACCCGGTGGGCCATGATGAAGTTTCCAAACACACCTGTTATCTGTTCGGTGCATTCTCAGTATCCCGTCGAGAGGCCGATGCCGTCCCCCCGCGTCCTGCATTACATCTGCGTGCGGCCGGAAGTGCAGGCGAAAATCACGAGTGCGGATCGGGTTCCACTCGCCAAAACTAGCGTCATCTATAACCCGGTGGACTTTGCTCGGTTTCACAACGGGCTCGGACAAAGGGACGCGCGGCAGAAAAGGCGGGTGCTATTTTGTGGGACCATCGCCGCCCTGAGAAAACCGTCAATCTTGGACCTTATCGCCAGATCGCAAGCTGAGAATTTCGAGTTGCGGTTGGTTGGGTTGAAGGCAGACAACTACGACGGGTACATCGACAGGTTGCCAACCTCGGTTAATTGGTTCGACCAGATATGGAACGTGGAGCATCATATTCAGCGGTGCGATGAAACCGCCGGAATTCTCCTGGGTCGTACCACGATCGAGGGCTGGGCATGCGGTAAACCCGGATGGATCTATGATATTGACCTGAAGGGGAACATCCTGGGTAGTGCCTTGCACCAGCCGCCAGCCGATATGGAGCGGTTTGACAGTAACAAGGTGACCGATCAGATCGAAGCTCTCTATGTACGATATTGTCGTAGCTAATTACGTGACAGGTGACTCTCTGCCGATCGTTTTGGACTGTCTGGCGTCCGTGCGGAAGTACTCGCACGATTACCGGCTGATCCTGGTAGATAACGGGTCACCGGCCTTCGAAGGTATCACCCTGGAACTGTCCCGGCATCGACACGTCATCTGCGTCAGAAACCAGACGAATCTCGGATTTATCAAGGCTACGAACCAGGGACTCCGGCTGTCCACTGCGCAGCGGGTTGTGCTGTTGAACAATGATACGCTGGTGGCCCCGCAATGGCTGGAAACGATGGATGCGGAGTTGAAAGGTTCGGTGGGGATCGTTGGACCGCGCAGTAACCGGAACGGCACCGTGTCAGGGGAACTCCCCTACCGCGCCGCGATGATCCTCCTGAAAGGGTCCATGCTCGTTTTCTTCTGTGTCATGATGACGCGTGAAGTCATCGACCGGCTGGGATTTCTCGACGAAGGCTTCGGCGTCGGGCTGGGAGATGACAACGACTACTGCCGCCGAGCGCAGGCCGCCGGATTCGATCTCTGCTACCTAGGAAGTCTGACTATTCAGCATTGGCACAAAACCACGTTTCGGCAACTGTTCAGCCAATCTGAGATTGCCGAAATGGGAGTTCGGGCGGAGCGGATGCTGGTAGATAAGGCGGCCATCGCATGACGGCGCGAGCCCAATTACTGAACGAACTGGCGGGTTGCGTCCGTCATGGCGTGTCTGTCTCGTTTGTTAAGCGCGGCGACGGGGAAGAGAACTGCATGCGCGGCGATGTGGGCGAAAACTGCGACGGCCATCCCTACTCACTCGAACTGGGTTGCCGACTGAGGGAAGCCTTTGCTTTCCTTGAGACCCTGCCAAGTGTAAGGATCGTTTATTTCAACGACCAGGACCGGTACCAGGCGTTGATTCACAACGGCGATAACCAGGACGTGCTCGAAACTAAGAGATTTTGGGAGGCCGTGCGCGATTCGGAACGTCCGAAGATCTTCGTGGGTCCGGATCGCCTGTTCCGCGCGGCGCGGATGTTAGGCGCCAGCCACGTCAGGCTGCCGTTGGTCAACGCGTTCAGCGCCTATGAGGCGACGCGCGACTGCTTGGCTCAATTGGCGGCGAGAGCGTCGTCCAGCATCTTCATCTTTTGCGCCGGGATGCCGGCGAAGGTCTGGATCGCTGATTTGTTAAAGGAACGCCCTTCGCTTACCTGTCTCGATGCCGGCTCGGCCTTCGACCCGCTCTTCGTGGGAAATACGCGCACCGGGCAAATGCCAATGAATGAGGCGCGAGCGCTGTACAGCGATTGGACCGGTGTCCTGAGTGGAAATTCATTGGTTCACTCCGTGGTCTTTTCGAAGGATCGGGCGATGCAACTCGACGCGTTTCTGAGAAGCATGAAGAAGTTTGCGCCAGAGTTCTACCCGCCGACCGTGTTCTGGATGGCATCTTCACCGCGCGATGCGGAGTCCTACCGCCAGTTGATCGCGCAGAACCGGGACTGTCAATGGGTTCCGCAAGTGCGAGCGTCGTTTACGCGCGATCTTTTGGGGTGCCTGGAGACGGGTAGCCTACTCTCTGCCCTGTTCTGCGATGACGACGTATTCTTCCGGGATGTTCCGGCTTTTGAGGTTGCTCCTGAGACTTGTTTTTCCCTCCGGTTCGGGGACGGCGTAGGTGACGGATGCTCCGAAGGATTTGAGAAATTCGCGCCGGTGGCTCCCGGTCCGGTTCAGGAGTCCAGAGGTTACTCGATTGACGGGAATGTCCACCGCACGGAGGAATTGCGTGCGGCGGTGAAGCGCTGTGCTACCTCAGAGCCGAACGGGCTTGAGGTAGAGATGAATCACTTATGTGCGCCCGTCGTGGAGCGCCATGCGAGACAGAACTGCCTCGTTGGCATCCCACACAATCTGGTCCAGAACGTCTTTCCGGGCAACCCGAACATGGGAGGGAGCGCAGCCGAACTGACCGAACGATATCTGTCGGGCGAACGGATCGATCTTGACGCTATGGACTTCTCGCACGTGGTTGACGCCCACCAATTTATCCCGTACGTCTTCAGGAAGCGATGCCAGTAACCGCGGACGTTCTGAGGAAGTATCCGAATCCTGCATTCATTGAGACTGGGGCTTATGAAGGCGACGGAGTTCAGGCCGCTCTTTCGGCTGGGTTCGAGATAGTCTGCACGATTGAATTGCTCACAGAGCGCGCCCGAAATGTTCTTAGAAGGTTCCATGGGTGTCCAGTCAGGGTACTTTTGGGAGATTCTGCCGAGATACTTCCATGGGTGTTACGGGATGTTCCGCGAGCGACTGTTTGGCTCGATGCCCACGACAGCACCGGAGAGATCCTGACAGGGGACAAATACCCGCTCAAAAGGGAACTTGAGTGCCTGGTGGGAACGCGCCACACCATTTTGATCGACGATGTGCGGTTGTTTCCACTGTACGGACTCAGCATTGAAGGTATCCGCGCCATGTTCCCCGAAAGGCACATACATTTTGAGAATGGTTGCCAGCCTGACGACATTATGGTGCTGGAGCCATGAACTTCGTTATCTGGGCTCCGCCGTTCGATCTGGCATTCGGCGGGTCGATAGCTCTTCACCGCCTCGGCCACAACCTGGCGACCTTGGGCCATCGGGTTTGGCTGTGGGCATCGAGCAAAAACCCAGAATGGTTGGGCCAACTCACCGAGGACTTCAGTGACGTGCCAGACGCAATCGTGGTGTACCCCGAGGTGGTCTGCGGAAATCCGCTCCTCTCATTCGACCGCGTGGTGCGATGGATTCTCAACACGCCGGGCGTCATTGGTGGTGATGGGGTCTTCGGCGACCGGGATCTGATCCTGCTTTGGTCTCGGGAATACCGGGTCGATCCAAAGTACAAGGTCTCAGGCGAACTGACCGCATGGCGCGACTGGTCGCACTTTCGGGACCTCGGGCTGCCGCGGCGGGGAGCCTGCTACGCGGTGCGCAAGGGCACTGACCGGCACGCGCACCCGGCAGACGCCCTCTGTATCGACGACTACGGTCTGCGCGGCGGTGACGATTATCTGATTGAAGTCTTCAACTCCCGCGAAGCGTTTTACTGCTACGACGATCACACGGCCTTGGTGGAGTTGGCCCGGCTGTGCGGCTGCCGGGTCGTCCCGGCCTTTCCTTCCGCTCCATCGGACGCTGAACGCATGGCACTGGCCGATCAACAGACGCGGGAGTTCGTGGATCTCTGCTACCAACAGTGGCCGGATCTGAGGCTATCGTGCCCGGCCTGACGCTCCTGACGCCAACCGGCGCGCGGCCAGAAGCTTTCGCCTTGTGTGAGAAGTGGCTGGAGCGGCAGACCTACCAGGGCGAGATCCAGTGGCTGGTGGCCGATGACGGCCCGGTGCCCACGCCCTGCACGATGGGGCAAACAGTGATCCGTCCGGAGCCCTTCTGGCAACCGGGGGAGAATACGCAGTTCAGAAACCTCCTGGCGCTGTTTCCGCTCATCAAGTACGACAAGATCGTCCATTGGGAAGATGACGACTGGTATGGGCCCGGGTATCTGGAAACCGTATCGAAGTGGCTTGACGAAGCGCCGTTGGTGGGCGAGATTCCAACCCGCTACTACAACGTGCGCGCCCGGTCATGGAATCCATTCGGGAACGACAAGCACGCTTCGCTTTGCCAGACGGGGATGCGGCCGGAAGTGCTGCCCGTGCTGAAGCGCATCTGCGAAGCCCGGCGCTGGGTGGATATGGCGCTATGGAAGGATTTTCCCGGAAAGATGTTTGCCGGGGAGCAGAATGTGGGGATCAAGGGCCTGCCTGGCAGGCCGGGTCAGGTGGGCGCGCATCAGAACCCGCGCACCTTGCGGCGCATGGTGGCCGACCCGAACCTGGAAACCTTGCGTAGTTGGATCGGGGAAGACGCGGAAGCGTATCGGAAGTTTGGAGAACCCTCATGAAACTCAGCCGGCTTGCTTTCCTCGCTCTCGCTTCATGCCTGTCAGTGCAGGCCGCGGATTACTACGCCGCGCCAACCGGCTCCCCGTCCTGCGATGGAACGCCCACCTGCGCGTGGGATCTCCAGACGGCCCTGACCAAGCCCCTCATCGGCGGCGACCGTCTGCTGTTGACAGAAGGCACCTACAAGGGAGCCTTCTCATCCTCGTTGAATGGCGCTGGCGTCCAGATCCAGGTGCTTCCCTATTCTGGGGCACACCCGAGAATTGACGGATCGTTGTCTCTTGGCGGCGGATACGTCACCGTCCAGGGTCTTGAGTTCTTTTCGTCAAACACGAATAGGACCGGAGCAATTGGGACGGACTGCCTTTACACCGGAGGGCCGTTCATCAACCTGGTCCACAACGTCATCCACGACTGCGGCGGAGATGGAGTAGGCTTCTGGTCTGCTGATCCGAACGGGGTCGCCTATGGGAATCTGGTTTACTACAACGGGTACAACGACGTTGACCGAGGCCACGGGCACGGGTTCTACACGCAGTCGAATCCCGGCGACACGAAGCTGTTGCAAGACAACGTGGTGCTCAATCAGTTCGGCTGGGGGCTGCACGGGTATACCGAAGGCGGGTTTATTGACGGCATCACGTACCGTGGGAACGTTGCGGCGAACAATGGCAGTTTGGCGACGGTATCGTGCGCCAAGGGCGGGAACAACAATATCCTTCTCGGTGGCGCTCCTGTAGCTTTCGGTGCGGCGTGGGACAGCAATTATTCGTACTACCCGTCGAACGGTTGCGTGAATGCGAACCTGGGGTACATCGGCGGGACGAGCGGAGCCCGCTTGACGAACAATTGGCTCATCGGTTCGACGCCTTTGCAGGTTGTCGCTGCTACTGGGCTGGTGCAAACCGGAACCGTCTCGTATAACTGGAAGGGCAAGAAGTATCCGGTTTCCACTTGCATCGTGCGTCCTGATCTCTATGAAGCTGGCCGCGCACTCCTGGTGGTAATCAATCTGAGCGGGTCAACCGCTGCGCTGTCTTGCGACGTATCGGCGATCGGCTATGCGAGCGGGGCGCAAGTGCAAGTGGCATCGGCTGAAGATTACTTCGGTGCGCGTCGCACCTTTACCGTGAGCGCGGGCAAGATCAGTCTGTCTGTGACTGGCTGGACCGTGGCCGCTCCTATTGGATGGGCTAAGCCCGCGAGCATGCTGCCCAAGTTTGGGGTCTTTATTTCGAGAGCGAGTTTCTAACATGGCCTTCACTGCATCTACAGTTTGGGAAGTGCAGACCGGCGGCCTGGATGATTTCCAGACCGTATCCTCTGTAGTTGCGGGCGCTGGGTCCGGCTACACGAATGGTGACATCCTGACGCTCTCTGGCGGCACTTCCACCACGGCGGCTACCTTCACGGCTATAGTAGCGGGTGGAGTGCTCACGGGTGTTACGCCGCTGAACACCGGCCACTATACCGTGCTCCCCGCAAATCCGGTGAGCGTGACGGGCGGTACCGGAACGACGGCGACTCTCACCGTGACCTGGAACGCAGGCGGCAACGGCGGTGGCTTTGATGCGGGTGTGGCGGGGTTCCCCACGGATGGTGCGATCAGTTCTGCCAACACGGCCTCGCCGGTGCTTTCCAGCGCCAGCTACAACTTCGTGACCGGCGACGCGACCGCTGGCGCGTGGGCATATTTGAAGGCGGGCACGGGTGTGATCGCGGGTTGGTACAAGATCGTGTCTTGCGCTGGGAACGCTGCCACGCTTGACGCCGCGATAGGTCACGTGGTGCTTGCCACTGGTGCCCTGAATACGGTAGCTGGGTGTTCCGCTTCGGCCTCGCTTACCAGCATCACCTGGGGCTGCGACTACTCGCAATCCGCCACCCCGATTCTGTCTTTCACTGATTTAGTGATTGACGGGACGACTGACACCAAGTTCACCAGCGCGGCGCATCCGGTCGGAAAGAACTTCATTGGCAATATCATTAACGTAACTGGTGGCACGAACGTTACCGTTCAGCGGGTCGCGGTGGTTTCTACGGTTACAACGACGGCGACGTGCGATAAGTCCCTGGGCACGTTGAGCAGCACGGGCGGAATTGCGAGTATGGCCGGGTGCTTGAAAAGCGTCGGCGCGGCAGGCGCTTTGACAACGTCTAACGGTCAATCGGTGTGGGTTAAATCGGGCTCTTACAGTATCACTTCGGCAACTGCAAATATTCCAGGCGGATGTTATGTGCCATCTTCAAACAGATATTTTATAGGTGGCTACCAGACACTAAGATGGGACTTTGGAACGGCCCCCGTGTTGACGGCCTCTGGGATCAGTACGGCGACTTTAGTAAACAACAGCTCGTCATCCTCTTCGTTGACGGTAAATCTGTCCGTAGATGGAGCCTCTCTGACAGCAATTAACGGAATAACCTCCGGGAATATCTACAGATGTAAAGCGTCGAATTGCTCAAATGTGGGAATCGATGCTGTCGGTTTTTCGATACTATGTTCCGCCACTGGATGTTCGGGGACTGCTCCAGCGCTCCGTCTTAGGGGCGGCTCTATTGCTTGTGAGGCGTACTCAAATGCCACTACAGGGGCCGGCATTGATAGCTACGGTTCGACTGCGCTTTACTGTGTATCTTTCCTCAACTCCGGGCCTGGTTTCACTTCAGGGTCGAGTCCATCGCATCATGTTGGGTGTGTAGCTTACGGGAATGGGGGGAATGGTTTCATAAACCCAAATAATGCGAACGGCTCTTTTGTCAATTGTATAGCGGAATCAAACCTGGCAGCCGCGTTTAGCAATGGTCAATCCGGGACTCAAATCATTAACTGCGCAACTTTCAACAACACGTCAGGATCGGGACTCACACCAGGGTTTACGTCTGGATCGCTTACAGCGGGTAATATCGCTTATCTCGCCACCGCCTTTGTCAACGCCGCCGCAGGCAACTTCGCCCTGAACAACAACAACCCCGGCGGGGCGCAACTGAGAGCAGCAGGCATCCCCAGAGTATTCCCCGATGGTCTGACCACCGGGTATCTGGACATCGGGGCGGCGCAGCACGCGGACCCGACCATCTCATACCCCGCCGCGTCAAAGGTCTATGCCGGGACGGATCGTGGAGACGGAGTGACCGGCACGCTGCACGCGAGCAATATCTCCACGGCGGCTGGGTCGGGAAGCAACTTGAGCGCCGGGATACTGGCGACGGGAAACACGGTTGATGACGTAGTGGGATCGTTGGCGGGCGGTGGAGCGCAACTTATCGGCGGAGGGAAACTGTCATGATTCATCTTGGCTACATGCCAGTCAACGGCGCGGCTTATCTGCCGTTCTCAACTAACGACGCCAACGGGGCAGCCATCACCTTCACCGGGACGGTTTCGAATTTCAAGGTCTACAAGAATGGCAGCGTCACAGAGCGAACCTCCACGGCTGGTATCACGCTCTCCAAGGACTTCGACGGGGCGACCGGATCCCACCTGATTACCTTGGATCTTACAGACAACACCGATGCCGGATTCTGGGCTGACGGGGCGGTCTACACCATTGCGGCCAACGGGATCACGGTGGACGCGAAGACGGTCACGGCCTGGGTAGGGGCTTTCAGGATTGGGACGGCAGCGGCGAACACAACGCAGGTAAATGGTACGGCACAGACGGCGCGGGACTTGGGCCTGAGCGTACTCCTCTCTTCTGGCACTGGCACCGGGCAACTGGACTTCACTGCGGGCGTGGTCAAGGCCAATTTGGCTCAGATTCTCGGCTCGGTTATCACGGGTACGGCGGCGTTGCTCGTGGCCGCGTTCACGAAGTTCTTCAACGTTGCGGCCCCGACTGCTACCTGCCTTAGCCTGCCCGATGCGGTACCGGGTGCTAACGGTGGTCTGCCAACAACGAACGGGACGAAAAATAACCAAACGGTGGACCTGACAGCAGGTCAGAGCATCGCAGCTTCCAGCGTCCCCGCCGTCACGCTCGCTAACGGAGCGCATGGCGGGGCGGTGGCGACCATTACGTTGCAGGCCCCAATTGCAGCGACCGTACCGGACAGCCAAAAGGTGGATGTGCACACCATTAAGACCGAGGCGGTCACGTGTGCTGCGCCCGTCACGGTGCTTGCGAGCGTGGGGACAGCGGCGGTCAGCACGGCGCAGACCGGAGACGTGGAGACGTTGATTACCACAGTAGGAGTGGCGGGCGCTGGCTTGACGGCACTCGGCGACACGCGGCTGGCCAACCTAGACGCTACGGTCGGCAGTCGCTCCACTTATGCAGGAGGGGCTGTGGCATCAGTCACGGGCTCCGTTGGGTCGGTGGCGTCCTTCGGAACCCTGGTCGCCGATATCGCTACAGCGATCTGGGCAGCGGGAGCCAGGACCTTGACGGCCTTCGGCTTCTCGGTTACGGCCAGTTCGGTTGCTGACAAGACAGGCTACTCGCTGACGACCGCACCTCCCACAGCTTCGGACGTAGCGACGGCGGTATGGGGTGCGGGCACGCGTACGCTCTCCAGCTTTGGGACGCTGGTAGCAGACGTGGCTACGGCGGTGTGGGGGGCTGGGACACGGGTCCTGACAGCTTTTGAATTCACGGTGGCGGCGACTCCCGATGCCAACGTGGCGCTGATTAAGGCCAAGACCGATTTGATCCCAGCAGTTCCGGCAGCAGTGGGGTCTGCGATGACCTTGGATGCCGCCTACGACCCAGCCAAGAGCGCGGCTCCCACCGGCGCTGCCATGACGCTCACCGGTGCCTATGACGCGGCGAAGACGGCAGCGCCCACCGTGGCGCAGATTTTTGCGGCGCTGATGGGGGCAGACACCAGCGCGATCACTACTCTGGCGGATGAGAGCCTGTTGACGGCGCTGCGGTTGCTCGGCGGAATGAAAAACTGGTCGGTCAAGATGGAGGCCGGGCACGTCAACCTGTACGCACCCGGTAGCGGCACCCCGGCGGTATCTCGCGCGATAACGACGGATGTTGGAGCGTTGCCGATTACGGAGGTTACCGCGTGAGGTTTTTACGATTCCTGCTGGGATGGTGGGGAGCGCCCGAAGTCATCCCCAATGTTCCAGGCCGGGTATGCCTCTCCGACACGCGGGCCTTCCGCATCGTCACCGAGGATAAAGATTCTTCGATCACAGCTATTCGGGACCGTTCCGCCTGCGTTTGTGTCGTGACCGTTCGCCCCTTGAGGTGTTCCGCATGAGAAGCAACGAATACTATCCCGGTCAGGAAGTGCGCATCTCGGCGTCGTTCTCCAACTTGGCCAACGTCGCGACGGACCCGAGCTCGGTGACGATCAAAGTGAAATCACCATCGGAATCCGTTGAGACTTTCGTTTACGGAACGGACAGCGAACTGGCGAAGGACGGAACTGGATTGTATCACCTCAATTACACGCCGGATATTCACGGAGTTTGGTTCTACCGGGTGGAATCGACCGGGCCGGCGACTGCGGCAAAAGAAGGCACCTTCGTGGTCAAGGAGAGCGCCTTTTGAGCCGCTTCGATGACGCCTTGGCCAGAGCGGATGCGGCGCAACTGGCGACCCATGGGGACTCGGTTACCTTCCGCGATCCCACTGGAGATAAGCCGGATTGCGATGTGGTGATCGTTTTCGGGGAGCGTGATGTGCCGGAACCACCCAACAGCATGGGCGTTTCTAAGGGTCAGTACAGTTCGGCATGGACGCGGCTTTCGCAGTTTCCTGTAGAGAATCCCACAGGCTATCAACTGCTGATCTCCGACCTGGAAGTTTACTGGATTCGGGAAGCCACGGCAGACGGCGGGGGCGCAGTCAATATGAAACTGCATAAGGTAAAAGCGCCGGCATGATCCAGCTCTCAAATCCCGTACGTCTGGCCGTGCGTCAGGAGTTCGCTAGCCAGTTCAACGCGCAACTGGCACTCGCCTGCGCCCCGCTGGGATTGACGCCATTCGAGATCGACTTCGCCACTCCCGGCAAGAACTACTTCGATGGCCCGCTGGACCTGAACGATTTCCTCAGTTACTTGGAAGAAAACCCGGATGCCGTTCCCGCGCTGTGCCTATACGGGATAAAACTCGGAACGGACAGGCGCACAGTGGCAAGGTTCTCTGGCAACGTCGCCATCGGCGGCGCAGTCTTCCTCCGATACCCGGTGGATGCTACGGACTTCGAATCGCTGAAAGAAGCGGTGGAAGCGGCGATCACCGGGATCATTCACGAATCGGACACAGACGACTGGGGACATGGCACCTATGAGAACGATCTGCGCTTCACCTCGTCTGGCCTAGTATTTCACAACGGCAGTTTCTACCGCACAATCTCGTTTTCAATGAGTTTTCAAATTACCGCAAATTAAAAGGAGAGCACCAAATGGCAAACTATTCCAGCACGCGCCTGCAACGCGGCTACGTCACGAAAGAAATCACGTGGGGGCAGGCGGTCGCGCCGAGCAATGGCGACGCCTTCCTCTTCACAGACCTGACAATGGACGATATCCAGACGGTCGAGGACCGTCCCGACAAAACGGGGTCCTTATCCCGCGTGGTGGGTCAGCGCACGCGGCGCAACGGTACCTGGTCCATGAAGGCTTCGCTGGCGAATGGCGGTACGGTCCCGGACATCGACGCCTTCCTGGAATCGCTGATGGGCAAGCCGGCGGCAGGAAGTACCTACCAGCCGGAAGACCTCGACCCGAGCATGACCATCTGGGATTTCAACCGCCCCTCCGGCATGAATCAGCGGTGTGCTCCGGGCTCGATCGTGTTGGGAATGCAAATCTCGTTTGGCAAGACGTTCGCCGATGTCAGTTTCAACGGCGAGTGCAAATGTGTCCTGGGGTCCAAGACCTTTTCCGTCGAATCGGATGAAGCCAAGAGCGGCCTGGGATCGTTCCCCGCCGAGCCGTCTTCTCCCACAGTAGTAGGCGCGACCTTGGCATCGGTGGTCACCGGCTACAAGGGCATCATCACCCTGGCCGGACAGGAGTTCACCTCCATCCGCGACGGACAACTGGAAATCAAGGTGGAACGCGAACTGAAAAAGGATAGTTGGAACAACGATCTTCCGACCGGCATCATGAGCGGCGTTCGTACCGCGTCCATCCCTCGGGTGACGATGGACGATGACGACAGCACGGAACTCGCTACCTTGATTGCCAACGCCTACAGCGGGACGGCGGTGGTCGATTTCGGTTTCCAGCTTGGCAAGGTGGTGGGTGGCATCTACACGCTGACCTACCGCAATATCGTCCTGCCTAAGCCGAAATACGATTACAGCCAGAAGCGCCGCGGTATCGTGTTCGAGAATCTCCAGGCCGCCGCCACCGACATCACCAGCAAGGACGAAGTACAGATCGTGGTCGGCTAAAAACGCTTATGATCTCCCTCACTACCACCAAAATTACGATGGACTCGCTCCTCCTCAAAGGGGCGCGGGTCCATCTCCGCAAGTTCACCGTGGATCGTCATACCCACGTCACTATAGCGCTCGCAAATCCTCGGGCCAAGCTGGGCAGTCTCTACCGCGAGTGGGGCCAGTATTCTCTTGTGCCGGATGAGACTGACGAAACCGGGAAGGTCACGAAACCGGGAGATTCGGCTGAGATTCGTGAAGACAAAATCGTCCAACGGATGCGTCTACAGGGAGAGATCGATGCCTTAACTCAGATCAACCTCAAGGCGGCAATCCTGTGCGAATACGTGGAGTCCATCGAGGGGGTGGAGCTGGACGGTGAACCGATGACGCCGGAAATGCTGGTGACCACTGGGCCGCCGACGTTCGCCGATGAGGTCTACGCCTTCCTGGAGGCCAACAACGGCCTGCCCCCTTTCGTCGCCATCAAATCTCCGTCGCCGCCGCCTTCACCGACAGCGGAGGATGGGAACATCCCAATCCCGGCCCCGATACCAAGCCAGGCGCCCTAAATCCACTCTACGATTGCGACCAGTGCCGCCTGCACAAGATCTGGAAGATAGAGGATCGGAATTGCCACAAGTATTTCCCGTTAAAGCATTCGAACTCATATCGCTGGAACCCGGAGTGGCACACCGATAAGGGCACTCCCTGGACCATCGACGTGGAATCGGAAGAGTGCCCGCGGTCGCTGATTGACGAGCAGTCGATGGTTCTCCTGGTGCTGGTGAGGCAGGACCGGCATGCCAAAGAAGCAACCGGGGCCACGATGTACGGACCGAACCGCGGCAAGTGGCCGGTCGCGTGGGATGACGCGGTGCAGATATGCGAGCGGGTGAGAATCATGGAACATAACGCCGAGATTGAAGCGATGAACAAGGATCGGAAATGACGATAGGGCAAATCACCCAGCTTTCCGCTAATTTCACCCCTGCTATGCCGAGGCCAAACTTGGAGGCAATCATGCTGGCCGCGCTCATATCGGATAAAGCTGGTGACGTACCATCGAAAGACCAGGCGGATTTGGCATTTCTCCGTTGGCTGGAAATCAAAGCGCCCTGGACGATGCAATGGTGGCGCGCAAATTACCAGGCGGCTTCGGTGTTGGCCGTAGGCGAGTGGGCTCTGGTGATTTCCAAGGCGACGGATTAACCCATGGCGCGTGAAGTCGTAGCGGTCACGGTGCAACGCGCGATCCTGACGCCAAATCCAGGACGCAGAGCAACGTAACCAGAAAGCATATCACCGCAACGATCCTCACGGACGCATGTGCCGAATGTGAAGAGAATCGAGTCTCCGCGCTGCCGACCAGTTCAAGGCATCGGAGCAAAATGTATCCGCCAACCATCACGCCAATTGTAGGAATCATAAACGGAATCAGTATCTCACGATTCTGGCCGCCGGTGGTATCGCTGGAGAGTTTCCATGGCGCGTAAACGGTTTGCAACCAAGATCACCCACGCCCGGTTCGTTTACGGCCCTTTCAGTAGTGAGGTCATGGCCCATCTTGCTGGAGGCTTGCGGGATTCCATGAGAGGCCGCATTGCACAGGGGTTGAACGCCAACGACCAGCCAGCGAAAGAACTGTCGCCCGGTTGGGCGAAGCAGAAGGTGGCTAAGGGGAAGATCCCTATCCGCAATTGGACGATGACGGGAAACACGATGCGCTCCATGGTGGTGCTGTCGGCCAATGAAAATCGTGCCGTGATCGGATTCAATAATCCCGTAGCGGGAAGAATCGCGCGTTTTAACCAACGTCGTGAAGACGCTTTCGGCGTATCGTCGCACGATAATCAGAACCTTATGGTGGACGTTCGCGCCACAATGCAACAGGTCAAGGTTGTTACGGTAAGGAAAATCGCATGAATGATCCAAACAACCCGCAGGTGGTTCTTGAAATCGACGAATCGCAGGTCGTCCAAGGGACCGCGAATGCGAACACTGCGCTCGACAACTACGACAAGAAAACCGCCGCGTCTGTGGGGAGAGCTGGGAAGGCGTTCGAAGAACACGGCGGTCTGGTGGTCAGGACCTCCGACCGGACGCGGACCGGCCTGAAGCGTCTGATCGAGACGTTCGAGCAACAAAATGCCGCCTTCGGAAGATCGCCGGTAGAGCAACTTGGCGCGAAATACGATCTACTCACCAAGCGCCTGGCGGGCAATGTGGATATGCTCAACCGGGCGGCCAAGGCCCACACCGAGTTGAGGGACAAGATGCTGGCGGCACAGAAGGCCGAGTCGTCCATCTTGAGCCCCCAGGGTCCTGCCGGGATGTCAATACGCGCCGTACGCGACATCGCGGAAGGGCGGATCTCCTACGGCATCGCTACTGGCGCTGGGGCCGTTGCTGGAATGAGCGGTGCCCTTGGCGTCGTCACCGGTCTTGGTATCGCACTGGGAGCCCTGACGATTGCCGGATATAAGGCTGCCGAATCTCTCGCAAGAACTGCGGTGGAAATCCGCGACGTGCAGGCGCGTACCGGTTTCACTGTGCCCGAGGTAAACCAGTTTAGCTTTGCGGCCAAAGCCGTAGGCCAAGACATCGGCGTCTTTGAGAAGGGAATGCGCGGTCTTTCTCAGGCGGCGGAAGATCAATCCTCCGCTGGTGACAAGGCGCGATCCTGGATGCTCAAGTTCGGCATCGACATCCGTGGCGTACGCGACGGTTCAGTCAGCACCGCTGAGGTCATCAAGCAACTCGCCACTGGCCTAAATGGTATCCCCAACGTCCTTGAGCGCAACAAGGCCGGGATGGACATCTTCAAGCGCGCGTGGCTGGAGATGGCCCCGGCGATCTTGCACGTGGCGGACAATATCGAGACGGCCAAACAGCAAGGATTTGGCCCGAGCGAAAGCGACGTGGCGCGATTCATGGAGCTGAATCGGCAGATCAATATATACCAGGGCCATTGGGCCGATCTGATGCGCGATTTCAAGGAAGGACTGGTAATTGAGGTAAAACTGATTGGCAGTGGTGCAAAGTTGCTGCTGGGAGGCATGCCGGGCGAAGCTGGAATCAGCGACGCGGCTTACGAGAAATTTCAACGCGACTCCGCTCTATCGAATGAGATCAAGGCCGCCAAACCTGTCCTCGGGAACTGGGGTACACACGTTCCGCCAGATGAAATCGGACGTCTGACAATGGAGCGCACTCACGCTCTGGCAAGGCTCGATTCTGGTACGGCTTTCGACCAAGAAAACGCGACCGGGCAGCAGGCGGACGATCTTAAGTATGCGGCTAAACTCCAGAAACAAATCGAGGATCTTCGCAAAGGGACCGATGCGGCAAGTTTGGCGCGCAAGAAGGCGGAGCGAGATTCGGAAGATGACGCTATCCGCGCTTACGAACGCAACCAAGGCCCGGAACGCAAACTTAAAGAAGCTGAGAAACGGTTGAGTGGGCTCCCGGAGATTCAACTCAATGTGAGCAGTCCACAGGACAGGATAGACCGTATAAAGGCAGAGCATGATGTCGAAAGCGCCAAGGCGGCGGTCAAAGCGTTTGACGAGCAGAAAGCCATTCGAGAGAAACTTCGCAAGGCGAGAATCACGGCGGCCGAAGAGGACGCGAATCCGTTTGGTATGCTCCCCACTGAACGCCTGCGGATGGAGAATGCGAAGGAACCAGGGGCAACCCCGGCTTCAATCGCCGAGTTCCGCAAGATCACCCAGCCCCAACTCGACAGGGATCAGCAAAAACGCGACGATGCCGCCACCACATTGGCCCGTCAGGAAGAAATCTCCACCGCCCGCGAACTGCTGCATATCAAGCAGGCGGTGGGCGCCGAAACGCCGATAACCGATTTGGGTAAGAATGGCGTGACCGCGCTTGACGTGGAGAAGAGCATCAACGAGCAATACGACCGGCGCGTGAAGGACGCGGCGGAACTGCGCCAGCAGGAAATTGGATGGGCAACGGAGAAGAAACTGGACCTCCGGGATGAGGCAAGTTGGATCGCGCGCAATCTGGCGATTCAGAAAGCCTGGAGTACGGAAGACATTCAGAACGCCAAGTCCCGCGCCGATCAGGAGAAGCAAATCTCCGATCTCCATGATAAGGACCGGGACAAAACGCGCCAGTTCAATGAGTCGATGAGCAAGGTCCTGGCCGGCGACAAAGAGGCGGAGATCAAGCACGCTGCCGATCTGGCCGCGCGCACGGCGGAGTTGCGATTCAGGGGCGATAACCCTGCTGCCGGGATCATGGCGGACCTGGCCATCAGGAAGCAGGAAGCGGTGGCGCTAAATGCCGAGACGGAACGGCAGCTTGCGCAGGACTACGCCGACAAGCTCATCAATTACGACCAACTGAGATTGGGAAACGCCAAGGCGCTGAAGGACCTTCACGACGCGGACGGCAAGGCTCAAGAGGAAGCGCAGTATAAGCTGCTGGAAATGCAGCAAAAGCAACTCGACGCCATCAAGGGCACAACGCAAGGGCTGCTGCACGGCTTATTCACCTCGCCGTCCACCTTTGGAAAACAACTCGGCGACACGCTCCGCGACGCGGCATTGAAGCCGATAGAAAGCGGGTTGAGCGAGATAATCGCCAAACAGTTGCATCCGGTGATCTTCGGCTCGACTGGCACGGGAGGCATCGCCGGCGGGATCTCCGCCAGGCTGCACGGCCTCTTCGGCACCTCGGGCACGGGAGGCATCGCGGATGTCCAACTGACACCGCTGGGCTATGTGCCGGTGGTTGTCATGGGCACCGAAGGCGGCTTGAGCCTCGCTGGGGCCTTCAGTCCCGCCGTCAGCACGTTCAGCCGGTTGACCGCGGAACTCGCTGCAAAACGAACCACCGCGCTCCCAAGCGCAGGGCTGGGCATTCTTTCGCCTTTCCTCAGCCTTATCCAACTCTTCAAGCGGGCTCAATCGCCCGTAGAGCAAATCGGTCTCGGCAAGATCGACGCTGCTGGTATGGCGCGCGATTCCTCCGGTTTGGTCCTGAGAGGATTGGAGCAGAGTGGCGGATTTAGTAGCGCAGCGAGCACGTGGGCGCGGCTGGCGGACGCGGTGTCTGGTTCAAAATTCGGAGGGAGCCCGAGCGATACCGCTGGAATGATTACTGCTGGGAATATTGATCTAACAAAACGACCAGTCGTCACCAACGCTGACGGATCAATCAGTACGGTACGCTCCATTTCCGTCAACATCGACGGAATGGAAACTCTCATTCCTACCGTTACCGATGCGGGCCGGATCGTCTCGAACGCAAAAGCGATTGACATCTTTCGGCAGACAGGGCAGCATCTTGGGCAATTCGCTACATCCGTTGCGGCGGACGCATATGCCCAGATATTACATGAACGGCAGGCGGCGCTGTATCTCCCTACGCCGCCTACTGAGCAAATCGGCCTCGGCAAGATCGACGCCGCTGGACTGCCGCGCGATTCCTCCGGCCTAGTGCTGAGAGGGCCGGGACAGGCCGCCCTCGATCCACTGAGCAGCGCCACAGGGTTGAACACTACGGCTACGGACTTGAATACCAAAGCCCTCGACGATCTGACGGCGCTGTTGGCTGAAGCGCGAGCCAATGCGGTTTCGGCATCGAGCGGCGGAGGCGGGTTCAGCAACGTGGGCGCGGGCTTCAGCAGCGCGGCATCCACCTTTGCCCGGATCTTGGCGGGCGGGGGTTCGGGTGGCGAAGTGATTGGCGGTGGGGATTCCACGGCTGGGCTAACGCAGTTACCGGGCGGTCTGTGGCAACGCGGTCCGGTGGGCGGCGGCGCGGATGTTGGGTATACCCCTACGAACTGGGGATCTGGTGAGGGTAATGGTTCGGAAACCTACGGCCTGCCCACAGATAATCAGCGAAGCGGCGGCAACAGCGGAGAGGGCGGCGGTGGGATGACGCTGGGCAAAGGGGTTGGCCTCGCTGGTATGGCTGTGGCTGGCGGCTTCGGCATCTACTCTGGTATCCACGCCGGCGGGGCGCAGGGCGCGCTTACAGCAGCGGGGAGCGCGGCGGCTATGGCTGGCGGAATCACTTCCCTGCTTATCCCCTCTCTGTCTGCCACCCTCGGACCGATTGGCATGGCACTCGGTATGGGGCTCGGCATTGTGAGCACGCTCCTGGGAGATCCGAAAAAGAACCGGGCAGCGGAGATGGACACTTGGCTCCAGCGTCATCAATCCTCGCTGCCGGACCCGGTGTCGATCGAGCGGGATACTCGAGGGCGGGATGTTTCCTACAATATGCAGGGGAACTTGCGGCCCATTCAGCAGTACACCACCAACAACAATACAACCACCACGAACAACGTCTCCGCAATCGACTCTCAGGACGTGAGCCGATTCTTTGCGAATAACGCGGCCGCGGTGAACAAGGGTGTGGCGCGGGCCATAGACGAAGGCGGGGAGATGGTGCCGAAGCTGGCGAGCGCGATGGGGCTGCAATGATTCAACTACTTCTGGCTTTCTCCCTTGGAATTGTAGTGGGCTTTTTTATCGCGCGCAACACGCGTTCCCCGTTTCCACAGGAGCGGGAGCCGTGCAGGGTCACGAATAACGTCTGTGCTCTCGACGCCGAGTCTGTCAATGCGGCGGTGGCGCGTGCTGTCGATGTGGACGGTGAGATGGTGCCGAAGCTATCGAAGGCGCTGGGGCTGCAATGACGAACCTGTTGCTATTTGGAAAAGGCTTTTCGACCTGCCCGCAGACGGACCATCCGTACTGGCACTGCACCTGTGAATCCGTGCTCGCCTTCGAACTACAGCGTAGCGAGCGGGCCGTTACTTTCACTTGGCAGATCCGGCTATTCGGGTACGGCTGCTGGGGATATTTCCGGTGGCTGGTGCGGAAAGGCAGATGTGCGCGAAAGCCGGATGTCACTTACCTTCGGTGGATGCTCCGGGACGGTCTGGTTATTCTGCCGCTGAAAGCGTAACATGGCCGGCGCCTTCCCCACTCTCGCGCACGGGCAGACCACGCAATCGGGTCTGGTGCATAAACTGGAAATCCGTGCGGACATCCAGCAGTTCCGCTCCGGCGCAGAGCAGCGGTACGCGATCTCGGGACTCCTGAACGCCTTCACTATCGGCCTGTCAAACCTGCGCTGGTCGGAAGTCCAGGACATCCGGGATTTCTTCATCCTCCAACTGGGTGCCTTCGATTCGCTCTGGTCAATCACCCTGACGGACCCGGCCACTGGCATATCCAGGCCCTATTTGAACATGGCGCTGGATAGCGATGAACTCTCTGTGAGTGAAACCAAGCCGGCGCGCTATTCGGTCTCGTTCGATGCCGTGCAGACCGTGGGGGAGACCGTAAGCGTCAGCTTGCAGCCGATGTTTCCACTGCTCGCCACGGGAGCCAAATGGCAGTTGCCCTCCAGTTCGGTGCTGAAGTTCAAAACCGACCGCAACGACCTGGAAGCGGGCAAGCGCATCAGCTATTACGTCTGGCCAGGACCGGCGCACAAGTGGACGCTCGACTTTTCGCTCATCACGGACGCGGAACTGGCGACGTACGTTTCGCATTACTTGGGGCAGGGTGGCCCGGTGAACCCATTTAGCTTCGCCGATCCTGACACGCTAGAGACATACGAAGGCTGCCGTTACGCCCTTGGCGGTATCGAGATCACGCGCCGGTCTCGTGATGCGAACCGACTGAGGCTGACGATTGAGGGGCCTCCCGGCCCGCCGCTGCCTGAAGCGGAACCCATGTCGGCAAACCTGGGTTTCTCGCTGACTACCTCGTGCCCGGACCCAGCCACGTGGGCCACGCTTTGGGGGCCAGATGCTTTATCGTGGGGTGCCGGGAGCGGTGGTACATCCGCGTCGGTGAATCTGTCGGTGTCGCCTTCCGGACTGAGGGCTTTCGTACTCAATTTGGCTTTTGGACACTCAGAGTTCTGGTGGGCGCCAGGTTTTTTGGAGACCGGATCGCTTGCCGAAGCGGCGCATGCAACCGTGTCCGGAATTCACCTCGAATGCACCTACGCAGATGGCTCCGTCAGGATCAAACGGCCTCGTCATTCATCCTCAAGTTCGGCGGGAGCTTGGGGGACCGCATCGGCGTCTAGGACTGGAGCAACGTTCGCTATCTGGCACACGAGCGGACTGAGTAATATGGTCGGCGCCCAATTTAGAGATTTTGCATAACGTCTGAATCTTTCCAAGGAGCAACACATGTTTACGCACAGTATCCAGCGCACCTACAACGACGGCATCACAAACACCGGCGGCGTGGAAACGGTCACCGCCGATAGCACACGCAACTTTGACGGTACCGTGCCGGGGTCCGGTACTCCCGACTACGAGATCGATTTCCCTCTCACCCGTGCGAACCTTAAATCGGTCTGCATCTCGACCGACAAGGCGCTGACCATCTGGATCAATCACTCCAGCGAGGACGTGGGTGAGGACATCGCGGTCCCGGCCGGGCAACCGGTGATCTGGAGTCTCGCGGCCAACGGGCTCGATAGCTGCCCGTTCGTAGACGACGTGACCAAACTGTACGTCACCGTCGTGGGAACCGCCCCGGCCATCCTGAAGATCCGGGCCTTGAGCGATCAGACGCCGGCGTAAGGAAAGAGCGCCCGGCATTCGTCAATTGTCATGGGGTACTCCGAGTTATAGCAGCCTTCCATCGCGCAACTCTGCCAATGATGCGCCCCTTCGTGGCCTGCGGGGCGGTTGCAATAGCAACTCAGCTTTCGGGGGTCGGGGTCCGTCGGCTTCCGGTGATCCTTTCCGCACGTCGCCCCGCATGTTCGCTTGTCCTTCTGATCGTCCATAAACCCAAGTTTACTACACCTAAATGACAATTGACGAATGTAAGGAACTGGTAGCTACCCACCAACCGCTGCTGCTAATCACGATCACCTTCCGGTCGGGTCTGGCCTCGGCGACGGCTACCATTTCCTCGGGCGGCGCAATCGACTCCATTGGGGTCGATAACGGCGGGGACAGCTACGTCTCCCCGCCCTACGTGACCATCCTGGGCGATGGAGGCGGGGCCATGGCAACCGCAGTCGTCACCGATGGCGTGGTCACAGGGGTGACCGTCGATGAGGGCGGGGTCGGCTACACGTTCGCCTTTGTCGTCTTCGGTGACGTGCTCTTTCTCAGTACGAAGGATGTCACGTACAACGGCATCGACTACCAGGGCCGGTTGAGCGATTTGGACTTGGAAGCGGTGCAGATGATGTCCGAGTCGGGGGTGGACGTGCCCGCTTCTCTCACCCTGCACATTGCCGATGCAGATGCGGCGCTTTACCTGAATTGGGAGGAAGGCGACGGCCGTGGGTTCCGGGGCGCCAAGGTGGAAGCCCGCATCGTCTTCTATGACGTGCTCAGTGGGACGTTCTCCGAGGATTCCGTTGTCCGGTACACCGGCATTTGCGACCCGGCGACGCCAGCCGACGAAGCGATCCTGGAAGTCCGAAGCACCAACCGGCTGAACGCCGGGATGAAGATGCTTCCCACGGAACTGATCCAGAAGTACTGCTGGAAGATCCGCCCGCGAACCGCCTGCCAGTGCGCCGAAGCCGACACCCCCGGCTCCCAGTATTATCCGTGCGGTATCACCGACCCGAATGCGGCGGAGTGCAACACCACGAAAACAGGATGCGCCGCTGCTAACAATTCCCCCCGATTCTCCGGCGTCGCGTTCGCTCCCCTGCAAAATGGCGGGTATGGCCGGGAATATACCTCTGGTGCCTGGGTCCAGTTGTTCAACAACGCCAACGTGGCCAAGTACGGGCAGCCGTGGCCATTGGTGCTGGGCCGGGGTTACGTGGAGCCCCCCGTTCTGAACATGCGGCAGGACGGAAATTATACACGAATGGATGTCGGCCTGTGCGTCGGGCACATCGACACCGGCCGTGATGCGACGGTTGCCATGATTGTCGCAGTCAACGGCGTGCGCCTTCCGCCGGGCGGGTATGACGATCCGAGCCTGGGATGGGTGGCTCTGAATCCCGGCAATGTCGGCTGGTGGAACTGGGTCGGACGGGGCTGGCGCGATGGAGTTATCAATCCGGGGACCGATCCATACGGTTCCGAGGCCACGATTGAATGTGTCATTCCGCAAAAGGCGGCTGGCGGAAACACCGTACCGCAGGTGTCCGTACTCTTCACCGGACCGATGCCTGGCGCCCCGTTTCAGGGGCCCACTCCCGACGTTCCGGTGGACAGTCCGGCATGGCATCTCTACGACATCCTGCGGCGCACAGGCTGGGATGCGAGCGAACTCGACTACGACTCTTTCGCGGCGGCCGCCCACATCTGCTCCGAATTCATCGCCTATAGTTCCCAGTACGGAACCACGCCAGGCGGGTCTGGAGTCACTGGGATTACGCTGACCAACCATGGAACCCGCTACACGTTCAGCCCGACGGTGACCATTGTCGGTGGCGGCGGGACGGGTGCCACGGCGGTGGCTTACGTGGTTGATCCGCAAAGCTATAACCACAACGGAATTGGCATCATCCAATATATTGAGGTCACCGATCCTGGCTGGGGGTATACCAGCCAGCCCTCCGTCGTCATCACCGATCACTATGGATCGAATGCCGCGGCCACCGCCAGTTTTTCTGCCGATGCCGCCAACCCGCTGCACGTTCGCTATCGATCGAATCTCATTATCCGCGAACGCCGCCAAGCGTCGGAGATTATCCGGGGAATCCGAGGGAACTTCGCGGCGCTTTTGCAGCCGAACAGTGCCACGGGGCAACTCGGCGTGTTGGTGAGGGGAACGCTGGCCGCGCAGCAGCCGATCCCTCAGCCTGGTTCCAATTACAACGATGCCATCATGAGTCAGTTGCGCGATGGCACGCCAGCTAACGGGTATCCGGCCTATCATTTCACGGAAGACAACACCATCTCCATCAAGGGCATTCCCCGGCCGATCAGCGGCACGCCAAACCGGCTGGTTTTCCAATACCAGGATGCCGAAAACCAGTTTGCCGCGACCTCTATGGGGCTGGTCGAGTCCGATGACGTGGAGCGTATCGGGCAGGAGGTGGCGGCAACCGCACAAATCCTGGGTTGCGCCAATACCGACCAGGCAACCCGGCTTGACCAGATGGCGCTGAAGGAAAGCCTGCGGGGTAATGCCAACGGGGATACCCGTGGTACCCGCTACTTCGAAATCCAGACATCGATCCGTGCGATCCGCGTGGGGCTCGGCCAACTGGTCATTGCCACATGGGTGAAGCGAAATCTCGATCAGCAGCAGCTGCGCGTGATGGGTGTGCAGGGGCCGAACAAGCGCGGTGTCATCACCATCACGGCGGCATGGCATGACGATTCCTGGTACGTGGATGCGCTCCTTCAGAAGCCCGCAGACGGATATTCCAATCCTGGAAGGAACAAACTGGCGCGGGCCTCTTATCCGGTGTGTCCGGATATGGTGGGGCCGCGGGCGGCTTCCGGTGGAGAACTTCAGGGCGATCCCCTGGTGGATGAAACCGACCGGACCTTTGCGGTCCTGCCGATCTACGACGTTTCGACAGACGGCGTGGTGCTGGCAAAGATGCGGATTCGGACCAAGATCGGCGTCAACCAGTTCGGGTCGGCCCATCCGCCGCAGACCGGAATTCAAGCCTCTACCTCGGATTCGGGCGGAACGCTTGCCTCGGGGCTCTATTACCTGGCACTATCCGCCCGCGATGGAAACGGAAAACTCTCCACTCTCTCCCTGATCGCTTCAAGGCACATGCCGGAGGGTGTAACGACGGGCTCCATTATTCTGCCCGTCCAGTGGTGGCACGCAAGCACTGCGGGGTGGGAACTCTTCGCCGGCCGGACGCCGTTCCGGTTGAGCCATCAACTGAGCGGAACCGAAACACCCGACAGGGTCACCCTCCAGGATTACAAGGTCTGCTCGTGGGGAGCGCCGGATCAGGAGTTGGACGCTTTGGTGGCGGTGGGAAAGGTAGTGCGGCACTCGGGGATCACAGGCACCCCTCTGCTTGACGTGGCAGCGGACACCCTCACAATCTCTGGCGATTGGACTGGGGTCGATCTCGCCGGCCGGAAGTGCTCGATTTTGGCGAAGGGTGACGAAGTATCCGAAGTCCCGATCCTCAATTACACGATCACCGGGCACTCGGCCACCTCGTTGGGCGTTACCGACCTGATGGTGACCCCTGATCCCGTGCTGGACGGGGTGGTCAAGGGCGACGTGCTGACGATTCGACTGAAGCCGACCATCACCGACAGCGGGCAAACGCTGACCGATGCCGCCTGGGATAACCCGCTGGAGAACAATGGCGGCGGTTTGGCGCCGGCAGAAGAGGTCGGCCTGCTTTGCCGCATCCTCTACGGCACCGGGCAGGGACTCACCAACACGGTAGCGTCAGCGACGGCCACGAGTCACACCATGGCGCGGGCGTGGCTGGTGGCCCCGGACAGTACGTCCATTTTCATCTTCGAAGAGGCAAGCTGGCTTCCCCTGGACACCCCCATCCGGCCGATCAACAATGCGGACCCGGAAACCGTGTTGACGTTGACCTTCCCGGTCGAAAACTACTGCAAGCGCACCATGCTGGTGGGCCTGCAAACCGAGGATGGCAGCGAAGCGGTCAGCGTGGAAGCGCTCATGCCGGTGCGGGAAGTTTACGTGTACGGGCAACCTGAAACCACGGTCACGATCACGGAGAGCGACAGCCCCTACCAGTGGCGCTGGTCAGACATGAACGTCTATGCGGACTGTTCGGATGGCCCGGTGGAAATCGACTTGCTTCCGATGGTTTCCTACGCAGGAAGACCAGCGTTCATGAAGAAAATCTCCCTCGATTCCTTTACCGTCACGATCAAGCCGTTCGCGGACGAACGAATCGACGGGGAATCGGAAGTCATCCTAGCCGATCAGTGGGAATCGTTGCACATCAAATCAAATGTCTGAGAAATCTGAGTGGCTTAAAGTCGGCAACGCTTACGCTGCAACATCAAATCAAATGTCTGAGAAATCTGAGTGGCTTAAAGTCGGCAACGCTTACGCTATAGGCCGCTGCCCGCCGCTGCCTGAAGCGGAACCCATGTCGGCAAACCTGGTTTTCTGCCTGACTACCTCGTGCCCGGACCCAGCCACGTGGGCCACGCTTTGGGGGCCAGATGCTTTATGGTGGGGTGCCGGGAGCGGTGGTACATCCGCGTCGGTGAATCTGTCGGTGTCGCCTTCCGGACTGAGTGCTTTCGTACTCAATTTGGCTTTTGGACACTCAGAGTTCTGGTGGGCGCCAGGTTTTTGGGAGACCGGATCGCTTGCCGAAGCGGCGCATGCAACCGTGTCCGGAATTCACCTCGAATGCACCTACGCAGATGGCTCCTTCAGGATCAAATGGCCTCGTCATTCATCCTCAAGTTCGGAGGGAGCTTGGGGGACCGCATCGGCGTCTGGGATTGGAGCAACGTTCGCTATCTGGCACACGAGCGGACTGAGTAATATGGTCGGCGCCCAATTTAGAGATTTTGCATAACGTCTGAATCTTTCCAAGGAGCAACACATGTTTACGCACAGTATCCAGCGCACCTACAACGACGGCATCACAAACATCGGCGGCGTGGAAACGGTCACCGCCGATAGCACACGCAACTTTGATGGAAGGCAGCAACGATGGCGTTACATGGGACACGCTAGACACGGTAAGCAGCGAAACCGGATGGTCTGATGGAGAGATCAGAACGTACACCTGTGACGTGGCAACCACTGCTTACTGCATGTTCCGCCTGAATGTGACGGCGATCCAAACAGGCGGCGACTTGTTGCTGATCGGAGAGCTATATCTAATTGGTGATGCGGACGCAACACGAGAACTTACCATCCATGACATGACCACCAACAGTAGCCACGCTCCACAGGTGGCTTCTGCTTCCACGCACTTTGGCACCTTTGACGCTTTCCAAGTTTTTGATGGAAATGCAGACTTCATACACCCTTGGGTTGGAACCAATACGGGCGTCGATTGGATCAAAGTGGATTTTGGCCCCGGCGTTGCAAATGTGGCAAGCGGATACCGAGTCCTTGGTCCCGCAGGTTATCCGCTGCGGGCTCCCAAAAACTGGACCTTCCAGGGCAGTACCGATAACTTGTCTTGGGATACCCTGGATACTCAGACGAATCAGACCGCGTGGCTCGCTGGAGAGATCCGATTTTTCCCAATCACTCCGGGATTGGGATACCGCTACTTCCGGCTGAACATCACGGCGAATAACAACAGCGGCGGAGATGCGGCCTACACGGAAATCGCGGAATTCTACATTATTGGAACAATCGGTGCAGCGCCATCAAGCACCGCCCGTGGCTACATCTCCGGCCCCGGATGGGCGTATCGGTAGGAACCGCTGCAAGGTGGGATGAACGAGTTGGTATTTGTGCCGCGCGCCCGTGCGGAGAAAACGGGCGGAAAAGGAGCATTATGATTCAACGCAGCTCAGACGGAAATACCCTTACTGGTGTGGATAACGGGAAGTCGTTCTCCCACAACAAGATGGAGGGCGCACCATTCGACGAAATGCTGGTTACCCTCGACGCGCAGATGCAAGCCGAGAGGGAGAATACCCAAACGCTCCTGGACTACAACCAGAAGCTCGGCAACGTGCAGGGGCCACTGGACGCCGGACAGGCACCAGCGGGGACGCCAGTCGCGCCGCCGAAGCCGCAGGCAAAGATCGTGAGCGATACGGGCGTGGTGAGTTCCGCGCCATTCGACCCGCCGCTGGCCGATCTGGTGATACCGAAAACTACCCCCAGCCAGGTCAACACGGGGGCCGGCGGTGGACTCAGCGACCACGATATGCTGCTGAGGCTGTACCAGGTGGCCTTCCCGAACGGTGACCCGGCTTACCCAGCCAAAGGCTAACGCGTTATACCCAAAGTTCTGCCATGCGCCGCAATCTTCTTATCCTTGTCTTGTCCGGTGCTTGCTACGCGCAGGCACCGGCCGCGCCCTCAGCGCCGGTCAAGGTAAGCATCCAGTTCGTTCCCGAGCCGATGGAGGTGCTGAAGGCGGTCGGCATCGCGTCCCGACTCGGCCTGTGGCGCATAGGGATCTGCAACGATAGCGCCATTGCGGTGCAGATCCCGCCGGAGCGCATCTACATGGCCGCCGGATCTGTCCGGATCGTCTCCCCCGCGCGGGCGTCCCTGGTGCTTAGCCAGCGCCAGAAGCAGAGCGTGAAGGCGGTGATGGTCGAGGTCATCGAGTATGCGCTGATTGGGGCATCGGTGATCGGAGGCGGCGGGATGTTCTCGATCAGCACGAAGGGTTTGGGTGAGTTGGCGCTGGCGACCGGGGTGGCGCACACGGTCCACGACAAGCTACAAGGCCAGATTCCTTCTCTGGCCGCATTCACCGAGGATGCCCTGACCGGTCCAGTGGCGCTGGCTCCGGGGCAGTGTGCGACTAAATCCGCCTTTGCAGCCAAGATGAAGAATCCTCAGGTGGTCACAACCGAGATTTCTTTATCCTATGTGGCCGGACCGCTCAAATGAGCCCCGCCCGTCTGGCCCAGTTGATGGAGAAATACCGCGAGATCGAAGCGCGCGGCTGGCCAACGTATGCCGATAATCCCGCGCGCTGTATCGAGTGCGCGGCGGAGTTTCTGACGCGGCGGGATGAACTGCTGAGAGAAGAAAAGGAGACCAAGCAATGCCAGACATACTCGGCATAGAGGCCATTGAATATAAGGTGATCGATTCGTTACTCGACCGGCTGAAGGCCGAGATTATCCCGGCGTTGGAAGCGGTGATAAAGCGGCGGGTGGACGATGCAATTGAGCAAGTTTCCAACACGATCCACGGGGCGCTGGTGGGCGCGCAGGGGATCGAGGACAAGGCTGCCGCCGATATTAAGATGGTCATCGGCGCGCTCGATGGGTGGATGGTTGTGCTCGACCCTCCAATCGTGATCCGGGCCATTCGGTTGAGCAAGCCGGGGGCCGCATGAGATTCGCAATTGCCCTCCTATTTCTCCTCAGCCTTTCCGCCCATTCCGCCACGCTGCTGCGCATTCAGTGCGGCGGTCCGGGCGGGCTGGACGCCGCGGGCAACGTGTGGGCGCCAGACGCCTACTTCACCAGCGGCGCTCGGTGGGGCGCGGCAGAGCAAGCGGTGGCTGGTGGGTTGCCGCTTCCGGCGCTGCCCTACAACACGCTGAGGTACTCGGCACCCGCAGGCACGCCGATCTTCTACGCGATTCCTTTGCCTGCGGGATCGTACACGCTGAAACTGTTCTTCGGCGAGCCGAACAAAACAGGGGTCGGCCAGCGCGTGTTCTCTGTTTCGGCCAACGGCGCGGCCCTCATCACGAACCTGGACCTGTTCGCTATGGCTCCCGGTGCCCTGAAGCCCTACACCGTGAGTTTCCCACTGGTCACCACGGGGACGACGCTCCGGATCGTCCTGACGCCATCAGTGGGTAATGCCGACATCTCGGGGATTCAGGTGGATGACGTGACGCCTCCGCCGATACCTGTGGGTTACAAAGGACAATGCGAGGACGGGATTAGGAGTCAGCTTATAGTTGGTAGCCAGGGGGGATTATTTCCTGCACCTTATAGCATGTTCTCCTGTAAAAATATGAGTGGGGGGTCACTGCGCATCACGAGGTTCAACTGTCAGGCGGATGTGGCTGGACAGATTGCTGATTTGCAGGCGAGAGGATCGGATGGTCTGCTCCACTCACTGCTGACATCTCCAGTTGTATGCACGACAGACGGCGCGGAAGGTTCGGTATTGCCGGGGGCGTCTTACGCCGATGGAGAGGTACTGTGGTGGTTCATCCGGATTGTCGATTCGACAGATCCCGGTCTTCCTTTAGTGAACCAGGTATCGTTGGTGGCGGTTCTGGAACAAGCATCTGTAACTGTACCGCAGGCACAACTACTCGGGCTGGAGAAATGCTCTGGCACGGGTACTGGCCGGGATTGCACCGGGATGCTGCGCGCCAAGGTTAGTTTAGGAGACGGCAGTCTACTGTCGTTTTGGGGCATACCGGCTCCGGAGGCATGGACGGTTCCGTTGCTGGGGATCACATGGACAACTGTTAAGTGAGCATTATGCCTGACAGTTTGGCGCTCAATCAAAAACCCATCCGTCCTAGAAGTGACGAGCCGAGGTTCGGGCAGAAATTGTGCCCCGAATGCGATCGTTCATTGCCGTTTGAGACCAAAGCTCAGAGACACCCGGCGTGCAAGAAAAAGCATGACGCCGAGCGTGCAGCCGAGCGGAAGCGATGAGAGCCGGTGAGCATACCGGGCGCTGCCGGTACTGCGGACATCCCCTGCGGGGTCGTTTGCAGATGTGCACACGGTGCCGGGTGCCGTCTCAGCAGTATGACGCAGCTTTCAAAAGCGCGCGGGTGCGGTGGCAGACCAAGATGCGCCACCTACTCTGTAGGACTTGGCTGGAACTGCGGCGCATCCGGATCGATTTAGCAGGACCGCAAGGCTGGGTGCCGCTGGATCTGCTGATGCGCCTCGATGGGCGCGCGGCATGATTTGCAAAAAAGACTGGAAGGCCAAACGATGTATCAACTCTTGGTAAATCTCTGGACGGCGGTAACTATCGCAGTGGCGCTGCTGAAGAGCATCGTTGCCGCGCAAGTCACCGAACAAATTGCGATCCAAGTTCTCAACGGAAAGCTGGATCATGTCATCGACCTCCTGACGCCCAAGCCCGCGGTGAAGTTTATCATCATCGCGGAAGTGGATGGCTGGATAACCTACGGAGCAAAGGAAATTCAAATGACGGACACACAACAAGCGATACTGACGATCGAGCCGGTGGACAAGAAGGGCAACCCGGCGCAACTGGACGGCCCTCCCGAATGGGCGTCGTCCAACACGGAAGTCATCACGGTCACCGCGGCAGCGGATGGCCTCAGCGCGGTAGCCCTGGCAGTCGGTCCCTTGGGGACGGCGACCGTTTCAGTCAAGGCCGATGGCGACCTGGGACCGGGGGTTACCACGATCTCGGGGACCATCGACATCACAGTAACAGGTGGTGGTGCGGTGACTCTCAAGATTGCGATGGGCACGCCCACCGAGCAGGGCCCGGTGGCGCCGCCGATCGCACCGAACGTACCGTAACGCTCTGATCTTCCTCCGCCGGCGTCGAAAACTCCGGCGGAGACCCTGGAATAGCAGATGGAAATAAGCCAACCACTCGCCAATCAAGGTGCGCGGATGCCGACCTATCGACCTCTGCCGGTTGCAAGGCGGCCAATCCATCTGACGAAGAGAGAACAAACGGTGGAGAGGGAGTTGGACTCGGGAAAAAACAATAAGGAAATCGCCGCGGTATTAGGTATAGCGGTGGGCACCGTGAAGGCCTATCTCGTGCATCTCAAGGCGAAAGATCCCGCATGGGCCAATAGGTACACCACCGGGAACCGCTTGGTAAGGGGACGCGAGCGAGTCATGGCGATTCGGCTCAATAGCTGGATTGTTGCGTGGGGTGATGCTTTACCGACTCCGGCTCTTTCAGAAATCAAAGGGATTATGGCCGATCAGGTCTGCCAGACGCTCTCAGGGATTGAACTTCCCTCGGGGAACTTGACATGCCCATAAAATGTTTTCTGATCGAGCCGATTTACGGTGATGGCGATATCGGGTACGAGGCTTTTGATCGGCGACCGATCGTCGGCTGGGTCCGGTCAGACACCGGCGAGCGGCATGAGCGCAACTGTGAATTCGGCGCAGGCGCTATGTGGTTCGCAACATGGTACGGCCCAAAATACAGCGAATGGCAGAATCAGGCCGGGCCACCACTGATCGTACGTTGTCCGGGAGAGCGCGACTGGAATATCGATTCCAGATGCAGTAATTGTGGACTTCCGGACGACAGACTCCATCGTTGCTGGGTGCGCCACGGAGAGCCGCCGAACATTACCGTTGATAAGGCTGGCGTGACTTGCTCCGCTGGGGCCGGGAGCATTGTACTCCCCAACTGGCACGGTTTTCTCAGAAACGGCGAATTGGTGGTGGCCTAATGCTATTGCAGCCCGAAGTCCTGAAGTGCTAATGTCCCTGTGGCAAGACCCACGTCCTGCCCGCCGATACCACGGAGTTCGTATGCTCCTGTGGCCGGCCAGGAACCGTGCAGTGGGGAGAAGTCATGCAGTTGGTTGAGCCGGCGCATGCGGAGCCGCGAATATGAAACGCGTCCAGCGCGAGACTCGCCGCCGGCAAATCGCCATGGGTATCTGCCTGGGCATGTCAGTACGCCAAATGGCAGAAGCGCTTGATCTCAACATCCCGACTGTTTACAAATCTCATTATCGGGTAATCCGCGATGCCGGAATGAGTGATCGTGTTGAATTTGCATTGCTTCAAAATGCGGGAGTGCGAGAGGTTCTCCGCCGAACTTTCCCAGGTGCCGGAACGTGAAACTCCCTCCCTACTTGCGCGCCGTCCCCGTCGGTCGTTGTGGTCTGACACTTGAGCCCCGCTGGTGGGGCGGTCCAGTAGCCGCGGTTCGCACGTTGTATCAGGCTTGGATGGTCAGGCCGAAATGGAAGAAGAAGAAAAAGGAGCATTCCCAATGACCTGGGGCCAATCGCAGTTCGACAAACTCCTGATGGCATTCTTCGTACTTGCGCTCACTGGACTCGCTACGGCATCGAATGACAAAGTGGCCGCCTTCGCGCTTCAGGGAGCTGCCGGGTGCTTGGGATGCCTGCTAACCCTCGTCACCGCGCGGCGAACCACTGGGCCGGAGCCTACGTCTTCAGTGACCACGACCACATCTGAAACCGTCACGCCCGCGCCTCAGACGAAGGCGGAAACGCCAAAGGAGATCCCCGCCGCATGATTCCTCGCTTGATTTCGGCGTACTTGCTGGGCGTCGTTGTGATCGCCGCCTTTTTCACATGGGGCCAGTCTCCAAAAGAGGTTTCCCCAGAAATTGTGAAGCAGATGACCAGGGAGGCGCAGGGGCCGATTCCGTACGATGCACAGCGGGAAGATTCTGTCATCCTGCGGGCATTGGCCGTGCTCACACAGCAGGTTGCCGATCTGGAAAAGACCATTGACGTGCATCGCGTGGAAATCGATTCGATGGATCCGCAAAAGAATGCGGAGCGGATCTTCAGCCTGGAGCGTGACCGCGACGAGCGCCGCGAAGCCGAGAAGAGACAGGCGGCGGCGAATGACAAACAATGGGACCGGGCATGGAACGCCTTTCTTGCAATCATACTACTACTGGTGGGTATTGCGGCTCACATGGGAGAAAGGCGCTGGGCTGACTGGAAGCGGCGCACAGCGCGGGACGCCGTGGTGGACACGAAGCTGAACGATATCAAGCGCACTGCCGATGGATTGAGCGATAAGCGCGCGTCGGTCTCGAGGGAGCTTGGCCACACTGAGGGGGTTGCCGAGGAAAAGGCCGCCGAGAAGTTGCGCAGCGAGAACTGAGCGATTTAGTGCCGCCCGCTTCCGCCACTCCGCGCTCAGTCGTGCCACGTCCGGTTATGCGCTCTTCGCCAGCCGCAATTCATACGCTTCGTTGAATCCCCGGATCAACGCCGGGATATCCAGCCCGTGCAGTTTGGCGAAGCCGCGCGGATCGGCGTCGTACTGATCGTGCTCTTTCCGTGTCAAAGGAATTGCTGAGAGATCCGATGACTTCTGAGACGTGGCGTGCGGTCCGGTGTGGCAGGGATCGCAGGGGCCAAGCCCGGAAACGACCGATGCCTGCCGGCGGATGAAGCGCAGGTAAGCCGGATCTCGCACCGGCGCGGAGCCAGAGTACATGCGCTCACTGCGGATTCGCTTGGGTTGGACAATCATTTCGGATCACATTGGTAACGAGAACAGATCATACGGAAGCGGGCGCAACGGTGCGCAGGGGTTGAGTATGGAACTCGCGCAGACCACCTGCACGTCGGTCTGTTCGCGCCCGCATCCGCCGCAGTGGTAAAAGAAGCCCCCCGTCAACGTGGCTGAATCGATGGCGTATTCAGAACCCACGGCGATGCCGTCATCCAACACAGGAAATCCGCATGGGCAGATCGATAGACGCTGCAACTTGGCGTTTTTCTTCATGCGCCCGCCGCTCCCTGCGCTCTGCGGCACCCCAGGCTCTTCTCGCAGGCCGCGGCAACGGACAGATTCGAGCCTGCGCAGCGCTTCCAACGCTGCGCCGCGAAATGCCAGATCAGGATGCGCTCCCCAGTCAGGTCGGTGCCGATGGCCTGGAACTGCACGGTGCGGAGGCAGACCGGGCAGATGACCGGGGTGGGCTTCGGCGGCGCTTCGTCGCGGTAGGGAATGCAGGTGAGTTTCATACCGGTTCCTTTTTCATTAGATGCAGTATTCTGGAGCGGCTTCCCTGGTTTTCACCAAGTAATGCCATTCCTGATCTCGGATCACAGGTGCGGAGAGTGCTACTACGACATCGCGGCTCGAAGCGTAAGGCGGTGATCCAATGCGAGGAAAACGAGGCGAACGTAACTCTCTCGTGAGTTCCGCCTCGGTCCTGAATCTGATTTCCACCTTGCTAGCGTGCGTGGGAACGGAATCTCGTAATTGCTCCGGCTTGCGTCGGCAGTCGAGACAGTAGCATGCCCGCGTTTCCTCCGATTCAAACGTCATCGAAAGCAGGAATGGACTCGGATGATATGCTTTGCTCATTCGGCTTCCTTATCCAACTCCGTCCGGCCCTGGGGCTGGCGTAGGCAAGAGGGTGTTTCCCGGTTCGCGCAGAACGAAGCGGTAGTCGTCGATGCGGCCAGCCCACAGCGCGCCGAGGTCACGCGCCCGGTTGTATTCGGGGCTGTCGTATGGGCTGGCGGCGCGTAGTGCGTCTTCTGCGATCAGCCGTTTCTGGGCATGGCGGAAGGGGGCTTCGATCTGTTTGCGGGGGAGCATCCGGGGCTTAGGCATGGATGTCTCCATCGGTTGACGCTGCTTCGGCGTCCTCTTCGGCGTGTCCCTGACACCCCGTCTGGTAATCAAAGTTGTCACATGGAGTGCATGGGATGACCTTGTGGCCTTTGGCAATTTCATCCATGAGAACGTCTTTTGCTTCGCGGGCCGTCATTGTTCGCCCGTCATCGTGTAGGAATACCCCTTTCATCTGGCGGTCACTCCAATTGTGAAGCGCCCCGCGAAGATCAAGGCAGAGGTGGTACATGGTGGTCTTAGGCATAGGTGCCTCCCTCCGCTAGTGTCCGCATCCGGGGCTTCATCGTTGGCTTACTGGTTTGATGTGCGTCCATTTTTCACCATCCCATTCGTCGCGGCCCGACACGTGTTTAATAAACCGCTGTGCGGTGCCGTCCGGGTAGCAAGTGTAGGTCATATCGTTGGCCTCGAAGTCAACGTATGCGAGCCTCAAGCGCAGGGCGATATCGCAGCCGTTGCGCACGGCGTCGTCCAGATCGGAGCCGATCACCGCATTAAGCGTCAGGGATAGATTGTTCATGCCGCCGCCCTCTTGCCACTCTGAATATAGGATGTGATGAAAAGTGCCCGGATTTCATCCGGTTTTACACGACCGTCGTGCTTGGTCAGCGAGTGGGCCAATACCATGGCGTACGCATCCACAAGGGCCGAAGCCTCGATCACAAGGCGGTCGGCAGCGGTTACGATGCGTTCGGGAGCGGTGGCGCTGACCGGCGGCTTGGGCTCCGGGAGTTTGGCCACGGCGAACGTTCCATCGGGCTGCTCACCTACGGCTGGTGCGATCCGCGCCACTTCCCAGGTACGAGTGCCCTTGCCGTCCTGTCTCATGCAGAGGGTAAACGATTCGCGGACGTTGACGCCTGCCGCTTCGATCTGTCCGGCGACTTCCGGGTCGAGGAAAAGCACACGGTTATCCACGGTCGAGTACATCACACGGTCGCCAAAATCGTTGACGATGTGCTTGCCCTGGTTGTACTTCAGGGCGAGCGTTACGGGCACATTTGGCGCGAATTCAACCACGTCGCGCAAGGTTCGTTGCTGAGCTGCTGCTGCCATTTCGGGTTCCTCCGACGCCTCGCGGCGTTTCGGCACGTTACCAGCGCGCCTTCATCAGGGAGGTCAGAATCCGCAGTCTTCAATGAACGAGCGGATATGGGTGCCAAGCCGCGTCTGCGTTTCGTCCGCAGCGCGTTTGCATTCGGGGCACAGTTCCCCAAACTGGTTCGGCTTCTCGCAATCCGGGCAGCAGAGAACCGCGTCGTCATAGTCCGGCTCTTCCGGGCGTTCAAGTTCCCTACCGGGCAGCAGCAGCCCCAACGCGCGGGCTCCCGTAACGAGATGTTGCACAGCATTGTGCAGATCGCGGTTCTGTTCGTTTTCCGATTCGGTGATGTGCAGCTTAATCAGGTGCAGCGCCTTCGAAAATTCCGTGTTTGCGTCGATTGCCATTTTCGGTTTCCTCCGACGCCTCGCGGCGTTTCGGCGCGTTACCAGCGTGCCATCGTCAGGGAGGCTAAACGGCTTTGGCTTATGCGCCTTCGGCTTTTGCCAGGGCGGCCCGCATTTCGGCATGGTACGGAGCGCGGCAGTTCGCTCCCACCGAGCAAAACGGGCAGTACTGAATCATGTTGTGGACTACGGCGTACAGGTCTGGCGCGGCGGCGATCAGATTAGCATTCGCCGCTTGTTGTTCTCGCCCCATCCAGGTGCGGATCTCGGCAACGCCGGACATTCGATTATCCGCATTGCCAGAGAGAACAACCGTATAGCGTGAATTCGCTTTCCACGGTCCCGGTGTCCATTTCGGCGTGTTATCAGACATGAGAGTTTCCTTCATGCAACTTCACTTCGTTCGGTCTTTGGCGCGCGCGCCGCGCCCATCGGTTTCGGCGCCACGGCCCGGCGTGCCTGTTCGTAGCGGATCATGTGCAGCTCCGCCAGTTGCGTCAGCGGGAAGCCGGATCGGCCGTAGCGCGCAACGAGCGTGGTCAGGCGGTCGGCCAGTTGGGCGTTGGTGCTGGCCTGGGTTTGTTCCAATTGGATATCGCGCGTCATGGGCTTGCGGGCAGGCTGGCAGTGGACGCACTCGGCTTCATGCGCCCGGAGCGCCAGGCGCATATGGTCGATGGTCTGCGCTTGGCAGATCAAAGCGTCGCGGACGGAGCAGCGTGGGCCGAAGATCGCCAGTTCTTCCGCGTCCTGGGCGGCCAGGTCGGCTTCGGTGACTTCGTTCTCCGGCTGCGGGGCGGGTTCGGTTTCCTCGAAGGTGGTTCGTTCGGTGAAGCGGTCCATGTAGATATAGTAGCGTATCGCTAGGCTAATTGCAAGAGAAAAATGCGGTGCTTGCGAAAATAATTGTGTGGCGCTTGCAAATCTGATTGATTAGCGGTACGCTATCCGTGATGGCAAAAAGAAAGAATCCAGCCGCAGTGGCTCTAGGTAAGCGTGGCGGGAAAGCCCGCAAGCGAAATCTTACGCCGGAACAGTTGAGCGAGATCGGGCGCAAGGGCGGCAAGGCGGGCGGGCGCGGGCGGAAGAAGGACGGTAAGGAATGACGCAGACCGGCTTTTATCCCGAAGTATCGGCGATTATCACGGAATTCGGATGCCGCATGATCCTGCTGTGCGAAGCAACGGAGCGCGCTACGGCCGCAACGACACAGTTTTCCGAGTCGGCACAATGGCTCGACACGCTGATAAAGGCAGAGGCGCAAGAGAAGAAGGCCGGCAAGGAGTGAGTATGGATGGCAAGGTGCCGTGCGTCAAGGTGACGCGTCCCGACACACACGGTGAAGACTGGTGTCTCTACCGGATGGCTGGGTTCTCCGTGGCGGATGAGTTCGATGGAGCGGAAGTCGGCGAGCGGATCACGCTTGAACTCTGCGAGATGACTGAGGAAGAGATCAAGGCTCTCCCTGACTTCCAGGGGTGGTAGCGTAGCGAGATCGCACGGAAAGCGGGCAAGGCGGACGGGCGCGGGCGGAAACGGAAGGACGGCAAGGAATGAGCGAGCGGCAAACCATATACGAACTCATCGAGCGCGCCCGTCGCCACGTCATGACTGATCAGGAGCGTGAGGCACAGCGCCGCAGCTTCGCGTACAGCAACGCGCATCTGGACAATCCGGCGATTACAAGGGCTGATATCGATCACGCGGCTGAAATGCTGGCGGGCAAGGCGGCCGCGGAAGAAGGACGGTAAGGAATGAGCGTTATGGAAAAAGCCGTATGGAAGCAAAAGCAAATAGACGATGCCAAGAGGAACCTCGAAATCATCGCGATGTATAACGCAAGACTCAGACAGTTGCGCCAAGTGATGCTTTCTCAGTTCTACCAGCCGTTCTGGAACGCGTGGCTCGATGCTGTGGTGAAGGCTGGTACCTTGACTTTGCCGGGATATGCCCAAAATCCGGAACCCTACCGCCGGGTGGACTGGCACCCTCCGCCTTGGTCCGAACTCGATCCATTGCGGTCGGAAGAACGCATCGAGATCGCCCGGAAAGCGGGCAAGGCCGGCGGCAGAGGGCGGAAGCGGAAGGACGGTGAGGCATGATTGCCCTGGGGAAGAAGCAACTGAATGACCCGAATGCTCTGCGGGAGCGTCGTGCCTGCGTGGAGTCATTGCTGGGAGAAGACCGATCCATTGCTGGGAGAAGACCGATCATCAGTAAGTCCTTCCAGCCAGGAATGGGTAAGCGCGGCGTACTTTGCTGGTCACAGGCAGCTCCAGCTAAACGAGATTGCAGAGATTGACCGGCTTCTCATCGACTTGCTTCCCGTTCGATGAACTCAGCCGCTACTTCACCACGCCAACCGCCGGCTTTGCAGTTTTCTCCGATTGTCGCATGACGAAGACGCCGGATACCACCAGGGCCGCCCCGCTTCCCATCGCACTTCCGCCGATCACGTTCTTGTTCTTCTCCATCCATGACGATCCGCATTGGCCTGCGGTCACCTGGATACCGAAAAAGCTGGATATCTGCTGCGCGCGGTCCTGTGCAGGGCAGGGCTTGGTGAATGCAACGGTGCCCAATGCCATCAGGCCGACGCCGCCGGCGACCATGATGGCGCCGAGCACGCGGTGGTGATGCCGGGCCGGGACGGGAGTGGGCTGGACTTGGGGGCTCGCAATGGTAGCTGTCAGTAGGAGCCACATGGTGGTGGCGAGAATGTTTCGTTTTTGCATCTTTTGGGTTTCCTTTTTACTGTTTAATTTTCTGAATCGCGTTTCTCACACGATCCTTCCGCTGGCCTCGATCTCAGCCCCGTGTGCCAGTTCCGCCAGAATCATGTCGCGGTCGGCGTCCCAATCCCTTTCCGCGTCTTCCAAGCTCGCCCGAATCTCGATCAAGAGCCTTCTTCGTTTGATGAAGCTGCGCCACCGCACGGAGCTTATCGGTCGCGGCCTGATCGGCGGGGTTGCCAAGTGCATTGCTGAATTCTACAACCTTAGCGGTGGATTCTTCCACGCCTGCCGGTACGGAGATAGTACTGGTTAACAGTCCCTTATATGCTCTCCATGCCGCTAACAACAAGGCCCCCCGGGATGGTCCCTTTTCTCCGCGTGCCAGGTACGGCGCTATCTCGCGTCTCAATTCTTCCTGTAATTCCTGGGGAAGTTTGATCGATTCACCCTGTTTTTTACGTTTTGAATCAGTCATTTAGTCTAAACTCCAACCTTTCAACCAAAAAAACCTCTTGACCTTTGAAGCACCATTGGTTACACTTCATCACAGATAAACGAGATGCCACAAACACAACATACCGCAAAAGAAGAAGGCAAGGGCAACGGCGCGTCCGGTGCCAATGAGCCCCACCCTCCTGCGGGATGGGCTCCGATGTCCATGATCCGCATTCCCCGCGCCCTGAAATGGCGGTTACGGGCAATCGCGGCATCCAGGGAAACTACGTTGGATCGCCTGGCGACCTCAGTATTGCAGGACTTTGCAACGCGCGAAAAAGGAGCTGCGGCATAGGTGCCCGCAACGAGAACCATGAACCACGATTCCATCAAACCCGTAAACCCGCAACACCAGGCGCGGAAACCTATTGTCACGGAAAGGAAAAGCGCGGCGCGGCCCTATGAGTACTTGAGCAGTCTCATGCCCTGCCTGCGCCAGCAGATCATCGATAGCCTGCGGGCTGGCCGGGGCCTGAAACAGGTCGCAGCGGAGTACGGCGTGACGCGGGACCTTGCCCTTGAGCTGTGGGTCCGCGCCGATCTTCGGCGCATGGAACTCCGCCTCGCGGCTCTCGAAGATCGCTTCGGACCTCCTACGCGGCTCAGGATGGTGGCGTGATGCCGATGAATTTTCCAGACATGAAGTCGTTAAAGATGGCGGCTAAAGTGCATAAATTCCGGCAGCCCATGGAAGACGAGCCAGAAATTGAATACCGCAGGCTGCTGGCAGAGCATGTGCGTCCGATTGATTTAATCGAGTCGGAAGAAATCCGGAATGGGGTCGGATGGGACCGGTGGAATGACGCGGAAAACCGAGGGATGTTGGCTCGATCAGCGTTGGGCCGGGGGAAGTCGTGATAACTCAAATGCCCCACACGCCCGATCCCTCCGGCAACGCCCTGCGCGCCCACATGCTGAGGCAGCAGCGCAACTTGCTGGTGGTCTTGTGGGCCTTCGTGTTTTCTATGCTGGCCTTGGCCGCTCTGGGATGGGTCGGGTATAAGATTTTCGAATGTGTGAGGTCGTTATGGTTCTGAATGCGTCCGTGTCCTTCCCCTCCTCCACTCCGGGGCCGGCCGACACCGGCTCCGGAGCCCATCGGGGCAGTGACTATCGGACAGCGCCCACCGGCTGGCCCGAGGCGCAACTGGAAGCCTCGCGCACTCTGGTGGAGATGTACCGCGAGTCGATGGTTGCGGAACGACTGGAAGCTTTGCGCTGGCGGCGAAGCTTTGAAGACCTGGCCGTGGCCGTGGTACTGTGCCTCGCCGCGCTTTTGATTATTTGGTGGATGAGGTGAAGCGGGGATGCCGTGGAATCCCCACTGGCGGCGCAAGCGGCCTTCGGCCAAGGCGTGCGACGCGGTGCTGTGGGCACTGCGCGGCGGAATCGAATTGAGCCCGCACGAACTGGCGTGTGAAACGGAATTGGCGTGGCGGCGGGTGTGCGCGGCGCTGAATGATTTGCTGAGGCGTGGGGAGTTGGACGTGGAGAACGGCAAGTACCGGCGAACGGACAGGGTGGAGAGGCGGAGCGCATGACGGACATTCTGGCATTGCTTTTCGATATGCGAAATGGCGAGGTCGCGGCGGATATCGCGCGCCACTTCGACGAACTGAAAACAGCCGTACTGGAGACGCGCGGCAAGGGGAAACTCACCATCGAGTTGAACTTGGAGCCGAGCAAATGCGCGATCGGTGGCGCGGTGCTGGAAATCAAAGCCGAGCACTCATGCAAGGTGAAGAAACCAGAATTGGCTGTTGGCGCGGCGCATTTCTTCGTAACGGAACAGGGTGACTTGACGCGCGATGACCCTGCACAAGCGGCGATGTTTGCGGAACCCAAGCAGGCTGGACAGGAGCAAAAACGTGGCTGACGGAATCGAAACACCAACGGCGGAGGTGATCCGCGAACTTACGACGCTCGGCATTGGTGCCGAGACCCCGGAGGGCGGCAACACGCCCTACGTAATAGTGCCCAGGGGGTGCGAAGTCAGGACCCTGGAAGCGCTCATCTATAACGACCGGAGCGCACGGCCCAACCGAATCAAGCAAGCCATTGAGGTCTGGGACGCGGAGAGCTTCATCGCGTACTTCCTTGCCTTCCGCGACGCCAGTTCGCGTGTCTTTGCGGATGTGCAGGCGGCCACGGTAACGGCGATTCTGGACTATCACGAATTCCGGGAATCCGTCGAAGGTCAGGAAGTGAACGCGCCCCGCTGGGGATCTCACAAGGTCACGCTCGCCTTGAAGAAGTCCCCCGAATGGCTGCTTTGGATCGCCAGTAACAAAAAGACGATGGATCAGGACGCATTCGCCACGTTCATCGAGGACAACAACCCGGACATCTTGGAACCCAACGCGGGCACCATGCGGGAAATCGCCAGCGATCTGCACGAAACCCACGAGATGACCTACGCGGGCACCACGAAGGCACCGAACGGCTCGCAGCGGTTGAACTACACCCAGGAGAACAAGAGCACCTTCGGGAAGTCCGATGCGAGCGTGCCCGAATCTTTCCGCGTGGGTATTCCGGTGTACGTAGGCGGCGGCCTTGTGTCTCTCGTAGCCCGACTTCGGTGGCGTGTGGCCGGCGGCAAGGCGAGTTTCTGGTACGATCTGCTGCGCGCCGATGCGGCAGAGCGAGCGGCCTTTGACGCCACGCGGGCCACGGTCACAGATGCCATCGGGGTCCCGGTGATTAGCGGAAAGATCGGCTAGGCGTCATGAGGCAACCAAAACCAGAACGGAATCCGGATCACGCCACCTTGAACCGGTGGCAGTTCACCCGCGTTTGGCACATTCGCCCCGCCTCGATGAGCCGTAGACGCTGGCGCGGTCTCGGCAGCCCCGCGCGGCGTGCAATCCGGAGTGCGGCATGACCATCTGGCAAACATTGCGCAGCGGGCTGTTCGGTAAGAGCAAGTACGGTCAGCATCAGATCGAGCCCACGCGCAGTAAGCCCACGGAAGTTGCATAGACGAAAGGAACCGGAACATGAACGCCTCACGCCAAGACATGCGCCGCGCGATTGACTTCAGCGCCGTCAGGGAGCCTGACGGCGCCCTCACCAACGCGATTATCGGCCTGCTTTCGCGGCGGAGTGGCCCCATGCGCACCCTGGAGGGCGATCAGACTCGCCAGCGCATCCGCCACGCCGCCTACCCAGTAGCGGTAGCGGCGGTCAAAAAGGCCAATCCCGAAATGCGGCGCTGGTGGTGGCGCAAGTTGGCGCGAGCCTACGCAGTCAAGATGGCGCGCGAGGCGATGGCAAAGCAGGCAACGAAGCGGCGGAGTGAGGTCTCGGCATGACCCGTCAACGTATGGAGATCGAGCGCCAGGTGAATGTGGGACGCGCCCTGATTATGCTCCTGGTCGCGCTCGGAATGTTTGCGGGTGCGCTGTGGTTCGCTCATTCGCGGGGTGGCGTCTGATGGCTGGGACTGAAAGTAGCGTGTCACTCGATGTGGCGGTCTTGCACGATGCGGACTGCACTTGGGAAAGCTATAGAGAACCCGCGCCGGGAACCACGGTTTGGGGCCAACTCAATTATGAATGGTGTCGGGTCTTCTGTCATTGGGGTCCGCTTGCGATGGGCCGGAGAATAATTCCGAGTGAGGAGCTATCTGATGGCCGCCCCTGAAAGCGCCGCGGTCCTGGCCGCGTTGAGTCGCGCCGCACGGTTGCGCGATGCCATGGAGCGGTCCGATCCGTTGGTGCGTGCGGTTGCGGTGGCTCGGGAAGCGCTACGGCATTGCGATCCACGAAGCGCGGCGTACAAGGCTGGCATGGTGGAACTGCTGCGCCGAAGGTTCGGCGGTTCGCGTGGCGATTGTCCATACGTGGCTGGGTCGGCAGAGTTTGATGCCTACTGCTCAGGTATCGAGTGCGGGTGGGGCGTGTGGCGGGAATGCGAATCTTTATGAAATCTGATTTAACGGTTTTGCCTGTTCCGGCTGAATCCTTCCTTTCATCCGCCCACTCGGGCGGTCGAGGCGATCTTCAGTCGCCGCATACAGCGTCGGGGGCAGGCGATGAGGGCGAGCATGTGCGACAGCGCGTGCTCGCCATTAAATTGAATTGTGATGACGACACCTATCGTCTGGTGAAAGAGTTAGGATGGCAGGCGGCGCGCTACCGCAATCTTTTTCTGCGGGCACGCTGGGCCGAAGCGAAACAGCTTTGCGTCGATCCGGTGAAGGCGGTTCCGCACGATGTCACTAAGCACATCCGCGCTACCGAAAAGATGGATCTCGGCTGGTGTGTTTCTAGCGCTTGCGAACGCGAGTCCCAGGTGGCATGGCAGTGTCACTGTCGGCGCATCCTAGCGGGTGGGCCGCTGCCTGAATCGAGCCCAAATGCGGCCCTCACGATTCGCGGCGACAAGCGCCGCATGGAATCGGGCGTACAACTGGTGGAGACGGAGCCGGATCGGTTTGTCGCGCGGTTGCGGGTATTAAGTGAGAGATTGGCGGATGGTGCTATGCGCGCGGAGGGCTGCTGGATTGAGGTTCCGGTGGCACTGGGGACGGCGAAGGATTGGCAGATCGATCTGATCCGCCGTATGAGCGCGGGCGAAGTTCCGATCCTGAAGGGTGCCCTTGTCATTAAGCCGTTTCGGCATCAGGTGATCTTGCAACTATGCTATCCAGTCACCATTGCCCTGCCGCGATTTGGCAACCGCTGCGCCACCTTGGGTCCGGTCGGCCAGGGCGGCAGACTGTTTCTGCGCACAGAATGCGAGACGCGCGATTACTCGGGGCGGCTGCACGCGATTCTGGACCGCAAGGAACACTGGGGCGGTATCCGGCGGCGGGTCATGGCGCAGATCGGACGGCACAAAGGTGCCTCCCGGACCAAGCGGGAAGTGCTGGCGCGGATGACTTGGGCCGACTGGCTGAAGACCGAATTGCATCAGTGGACTTGCGAGATTGCGAAGTGGCTGGACTCGCAAGGCATCGCCAAATTGACCGTGATGGGCTTGGGCAATGCGGATTGGTCAATCTTCGAATTTACACGAATGCTCACGTACAAGTGTGAAGCGCTGGGAATCACTTTGACCAGCGAAGCGGACTTAGCCGATGTGGGAACTGAACGGTCGGTGAAGCAGGAGATTCAGCGTGAGCGGCGCAAAACAACCAAACGGGCCGGGGCGCTGCGTACGCTTACGGCCTCAGTCAACGCGCCGTTGGCCAATGATACGACAGGAAAAGGATAAAGAATATGGACAATCAAACGACTACTGCATTAAACGATCTGGCACCGCAAGCGGTCGCTGAGATCAAGAACTATTTTCAATCGACGGTGGACAGCGAGGACAGCGCCTACAAACGTGCCGACCTCGGGCTCAAGGTCTTGGGGCGGGTCAACGGCAACGATTCCAACCGAATCAAAGTGCTGGCACTCCAATTCCAGGTGGCCCGCATGATGGGCGTCAAGGGAGATATGCTGCGTCCGCTGTTGGCGGAACTGAATCCGGCTCTTGCGACTGCCGGGGTAATTGCTGCTCCTCAACCCGTTGTTGGGGCTTTGTCTCCAGCGGCATAGGACTTTGTGGAAGGAACTGAAGGGAACCGACACCAACCCCGGACCCACGGCGCAGCGAGTAGGGACATGGAAGGAACTGAAGGTTGTCGAGCCCGTGTGCTGGTTTGGGCGCAGCATGTAGGGAATGTAGAAGGAACTGAAGGGTGCAAGGCCCGTCTGCCTTATGCCGCCTGGGCGCAGCAAGCACGGAATGCGGAAGGAACTGAAGGCAATAAGGCTTTCACACTGCGTCGGCGCAGCAGGGAATGCGGAAGGAACTGAAGGACTGATGAACTCCGCGCCCATTCGGGGCACGCCGGGGGAAGGAACTGAAGGGACTCGACAGCGCTCTCTACCGGCGCAGGAAGTAGGGAATTCGGAAGGAACTGAAGGGCATCGGGTCCGAACAGCCCGCGCCAGTCGAACGGAATGCGGAAGGAACTGAGGGTTGCAAGGCGGCAACACGGTAGGTTGCGGAACCGCCTCGAATGTGGAAGGAACTGAAGGAAGCATAGATCCGGTTCCGAATCGACTGAACCAGCCGTAGCGCAGCGAGTTGGTGAATAGGAAGGAACTGAAGGCGATACTCTTCATCCGCGGCGTTCTTGGCGCAGCGGGTTAGGTGAATAAGGAAGGAACTGAAGGTGGCCGCCGTACAGTCCGAGAAGGTTGGCACCGTGCCGTGAAGTCAGAGCCACCGCAGCGCCGGGGTCTTCCCCGGCGACGGTTGCGGCGGCGGGAGAAGGAATCGTGTCTGACTGACGGCGCAGAAATCGGCAAGCCTTCTCAGTGAGTAAAGAACAAGTGGGAAAGAACATGATACATCCGGTCTACCAGCAGCGCATCGCAGTCGCAGTCGCAGCATCGCAAAAGCAGGCGGTCACACTCCGTGTGGACGGAGACGGCGACACGGCCTACGTGGTGTGGATGGACCGTAACCGGCATGTCATCGCGTCGGGATCGGAAAAGGGCATGAAAGCGCTGCTGCCGGATGTGCAGGCGGAGTTCAAGCGGCAGATGGACGCACAGAAGGTGGAAGGTAGAGGCATGAAGGCATGGCAGTAACATTTGAATCGAAAACACCGATCAGCCGGGGCGATGCGACATACCGAATCGCCACCCACGATATTGATATTGACGCGGAGAACAACGGGCGGCATGTTCTGCCGGACATAGCGTGGTTGGAGAAGTCCATCGAGGACCGCGGTCAGGACGTTCCGTGCATCGTCACCAAGGATGGAAGCCGCGCCAGAATGGTTGAAGGCCACTCGCGTTGGAGAGCTATCGTCAATATCAACAAGCGCCGCGCTCCCGAAAATCAGTTGTTGGTCTGGTGTGTTTATTCCAGAGGCAACCCGGTGGATGCGCTCATTACCGGATTTGTCACTAACCGGGAACGTAACTCGCTAACGCCTGTTGACGAAGGGTATTTCGTCAATCGCATGTTGAAGTTCGGTAAGACCATCGAAGAGATCGCCGCCATCTGCCACGAAGATGTGCCATGGTGCAAACAGCGACTCGCACTGGTTTCTCTGACCCCTGAAGCGCAGACCGCCGTATCGGCCGGCACTGTCAAGGTACCAGCTGCTGTTGCGCTGTCGAAGCTCGCTGCCGAGGAACAGCGGCGCTATCTGAAGAGCGGCGGGAGGATGACTGCGGCGGCGATCAAGCACTCATCGGCCCCGGTGATCGTCAGGGCGAAGAAGCTGGGACTACCGGAACTCAAGGAGATTCTGCGGGCCGTCGTGGAAGACGGAGAGTTACCGCCGGCATTCCGGGAAGAGATGCACTCCAAGAAGGGGATCGTGGCCGGTGAGCCGCTGCACACGTTCTGTGGGCTGATCCTTGACATGTTGAATCCGCCCAAGGCGGCGTCGCCGGCAAAAGAGAAAGGTAAGCCCGGTCCAAAGCGAAAGCGGAAGGCTGCGGAACCTCCGGTTGCGCAAGTGCAGCAACTGCTGGATGCTGTGGTTTCGGAACCGCATTACGAATCAATCGATCAAGTTTGAAAGGAGCGCCGCGTAGAGAAAGAGCCTCACTCTGCGGTCTCGCTGGCTTAGTGAATCGGCGGGACCGCTCTTTTTGCGAAGTCTTTTCGTGCGGCCATCGGAACGGCGTTTCGTGACTCGGGGGAGGAATGGAGCAACGGCCCGGTGGTCACACGGAAAGATTTGACGAAGCTATAAGGAGAACGAATGAATAAGTACATGAGATTCCTCGGTTTGAGAGTGAAGGATCGGGTCACCGGCTTTACGGGAGTGGTCTCCTCAATCTGTTTTGATCTTTACGGCTGCGTGCAGGCGGCTGTCAGCCCGCCGGCCAAAGACGAGAAGCTGGAAGACGGTCGCTGGTTCGATTTGAAGCGGCTTGATATTCAAGATGAGACGCCAGTGATGGAATTGCCGAGTTTTTCAAACGTCCCTGGCGGCGCCGAGAAATCACAGCCGCCTGACTCGCCCATCGGATAACGGAGTTTCCCGCCGGTTCGGGCAGGGGCATGGAGGCGATTGCGCGAATTACCAGTGAGCAGCAACCTTGGAGGCCCGATGCAATCCGGCGGGTTCGAGTTCGTGAGCAACAAAGGGAAATGGAGGCGTTATGCGCCTGGGGGAGTAGCGGCGACGCTTTGCGCGGAGATGGGAATTCGCGTTATGTGTCACGCGGCCCAAGCGCCGGTGCTGGTTTCGGCGCAAACACCGGGCTATAAACATTGAACGGTTCAGGATTCACTCACGCGGGTTTAGCCGAGAGCAGCGCCGCAATCGCGGACGGTTCGACTGCTGGCTTAATTGGTTTGTGCCGCGAAAGGGAGGGTTCAGCGCCATGTGCGTGGCCCACGAAATCGGTATAAGCGGCGACAGATTGCCGCACGTTCAGGCGGGCGTCTTCGGATGCCCGCCCAAGGGTTGGTAAAAGGAGCATTCGATGGAACGCAAAATGGAAGTGGTTTTGGGGTCGGTATACACGGACAAGGTAACGGGCTTCAGCGGCGTGGCACTTTCACGCCACCAGTATATGAACGGCTGTGTGCGCATCTGCATCCAGCCGCGCGGACTGCGAGAGGGGAAAATGATCGAGGCTCAGACGTTCGATATTGAGCAACTCGCACCCCCACTTGAGACCAAGCGTCCCGGAAAGTCAGTGATTGACGTAAATCCTCGCGCTACCGGTGGCCCTGGCGACATACCGAAGCCGCGAATGATCCCCCGGCGATAAAGGCGTGCTCCCATGCAAACAACCCTAACGACCGCAATCTCATTTCTGCTGCTCTCCGCCGCGATTCTGCTCTGCATTTCGCCTGAGGCCAAGCACTGGGCGGCAGAGGTCCTTCATCGCTTGGACGTTTTCCTATGCTCAGAGTTGGAAGCAAGGGCCAAAGCGCAAACGGCAGCGCGTTCCGCGTGGGATCGCGTCTACCGTGAGCAACGGGGCGCGTGTCCCTGGAACACGGCGGCTCCTTCGTCACACCTAATGGATGGCCTCGCGGCGGTGGATTATGCGCGCGCCGGCACCGCTGGCGGGGTGCCGGATGAAAGGTTGGTTTATGACCGGCGGGACGCGCCTCCGGAGGCAGGGCTGTGAAGACCGACCCGCGCACTGGCCACCGCTACGCGAAAGGTGCATTCGATGCCGAACAAGGTTGATAGCCTGCTCCTGCTGGCCGATGCTCCGGTTCCAATGGAAACTATCCTGGGATGGAGCGTAGGGCAACTTCGGGCGGCGGGGGATTGGGCCTTGCGAACGTATCTGCGCGCGGCGGACAACGCGCATGTGCGTGTGCCAGTGAAGCCAGCGCATGTGATCGCGGGACAGGTGAAGTAGAAAATGCCGAAGGAAGTGTTGAGTTCTGAGGAACGGTACGTCATGCGGATTACGTTCAAGGTGGCCATGATTCGTGCGGCCGAGATCGTGGAAAGCATCACTGCTGGCGACGTTCTGGACATGCAAGCGCGGCTTTTGGCCAAAGGTATAAGTTTGGAGAACGTAGCGAAGCTTGACCGCGCAATGCTTGGGGCAACCCATTTGCGGGCCATTGCAGCGGACTTGGAGTAGAACATGCCGACCCTGGTCAAAGCCGATGAGCGGCACTATACACCCAAGGAAATCGCGCAGATTTTGCGCCTTGATCCCAAGTCGGTCCGGGATCTGTTTCGAAAAGAGGAAGGCGTGGTGCGTATCGGGAATCCAGACAGCACATTCCGGAAGAGAGCGCATACCACGCTGAGGATTCCAGAGAGCGTGTTTGAGCGGGTGCATAGAAGGATGAGTGTGAAGGGGTAAAGGCATGGACGAACTGAATCCGAACCATCCGGTGACGCGCGAACTCCGTGAGCAGTGGTACAAGTTGTGCGCCATCCTCCTGTGGAAGTCTGGAGCCACTGAAGTCCAGATCACCAGCGACGATATTGACGGGTTTATGAAAAGCGGCCTGGCCAATATCACGATGCACCCAAAAGACGACGTAATCACGCTGGGGCTGGTGAGTGATGCGGAAACCGTGCGGTTGTCGCGCAAGGAAGGGGGATTGCCAATATGAGTGAGAAGGCCGAAGGCTTTTTGGAAGTTGGCCTGAATGAGCAAGGCGAGATCGTGGTGAACCATCCTGATCTGAAGCCTGACTCCAACGGCGTGGGGCATATCGTGTTCTCCTCCGTGCAGGCACGCGAACTGGCCCGTTTACTGCTCAAGCACGCAACGCAATCCGAAAGGGAGGCAATGGAACGTATCTCAGTGGAACGGTACAAGGCGGCTGAGGCGATTCCCGTGGATCGTGATTGCCGCGTGTTGACCGACGGCTCGCCGGTCACCGAAGACCACCGCGAGATAAACCCCGCCACCGGCCAGCAAAAAGGCTACGTGGTGCTCTGCGAGGCGGAACGTCGTAAGGGATTCGTACGGCCGGTTCGCAGAGCATACCTACACAAGACTTGCGGCTCAGTCACGACAATGGGCCTGACATTGGCGGAAACCTACGCTCGCGATCCGACGTTCTACAGCGGCACGTTCTGCTGCGCGTGTAGGGCTCACTTCCCGCTCGATCAATTCGTGTGGGAAAGGACCAATGAACTAGTAGGCTCCTAGAAGCCCGTTATCGATGCCACATCCCCATCACCTCGCGTATGAGCATATCGGCTCTGCTTCGGACCCACGGCGCATAATGCTGCTCGGTAGTCTTGATCGAACTGTGCCCCAAGAGCATCTGCACGGTTTCGAGCGACCGCCCGGCTTCCAACAGCCGCACGGCGAAGGTATCGCGGAATCGATGGGCGTGGATGTTAAAAACGCCGGAAAGCGTGGAGAGCGGGCACAGGTACGAAGAATAGAAGCCGTTGGCGATAGACCGCGCATCGGTCTGGTACCGGGAAGCGACGGGAGGAATGAACGCGCCAGCCTCGCTCAATCGCGGTGCCTGCCGGATGACTTCGGCTACATCGGGCGGCAAGGGGCACATCACCCACTCCCCGGTCTTGGTCTGGTAGGTCTCATAGACCGCCACGCCATGGCCGCCGAGCGTGAGCGTTCGGATCTTGCGCGGCTCAAACAGCACGGCATCGCTGGCGCGCAGGCCGGTCCATCGCAAGACCAGCAGCAGAGCACGGGCGGTTTCGGGATGGGCACTCCACAAGCCACCGAAATGCCGGCGGTTGCCAAACTGCTCAGCCGTGGCGAAGATCCTGGCTTCCTCTTCGATCGTGAACGGCAAGGTCGGCTCCCGGTTGTCACTGGGTTTCAGCAGTCCCGAGGCCGGATTGTCACCGATCCATTTCCGGGTAAGGCAGAATTTGAAGAAGGAACGTGCCAAGTCGATGCGGCTCCGGTGCGTCGTGCTGGCATAATCCCAGGTGCTCACCCACTTGTCCAGGAGTCCGAGATTCAATTCGGAGAGGTACTGGAGACCGGCATGGGCGCACCAGGCAGCGAGAGAGGCCGTCATGGCGCCGTGGACCTGGCGTACCGTGCGCGGCTGGCGCTTGGCGGCCAACAAGGCGTTTTTCCAGGCATCGAGGGCGCTGGCGATTTCAACGCGCGGGACTTCGGGCGTACCCAGTTCGATAGCGCGTTTCAGGTGCTCGGCAACCTGCCAGCTTGTGGTGTTCAGCGAATGCCGATGGTAGGCGCCGTGGGGATCGAGGCCGATCAACCAGACCGGGCAGCCGCAACGCCGATGTGTGCGGAGCTCGCCCGTGGTCATGCCCTTGGCGCGCAGCTTCTTTTCGCAGATTCTAAGGTGACGGCAGTAGAGGGAGAGCATGGGGATGATTAGGGCAATTAGCTTATGGCAGCCTTGGGCCACTCTGTGGCTCTTGCGTAATCCGGATGAGAAAATCTACGAGACGCGGCACTGGTATACCGGGTACCGCGGTGAGTTGGTTGTACACGCGGCAAAGAAAAGCGATGGCGAGGTACGGGCGGCTCTGAGCGATCCGTACATGCTGGAGCGGCTTGCTGCGCATGACATCGAGCATGTCACAGATCTGGCCTTCGGCGCCCTGATTGGCCGGGTGCGCTTGGTCGGCTGTTGCCAGATGTCTCTGATTCCGGAACCTAGCGAGCGAGAGCGACTGGTAGGTTGCTGGGAGCCGGAGCGATATGCCTGGGAGCGCGGGGCACTCACCACAATTTTTTCGCGGCCCATTCCATGGAAGGGCTCGCAGGGGTTCTTTGACGTACCAGCACTCACGGAAGGCGTGGCGGCAATAGAGGGAGAGCATCAGTGACGCCTCGTATGGATAGCCGTTTGATGCAAGCGCGTTTCACATTGGATGAAGCGCAGCGCGCTGGCGATGAATGGGGTCTGAACTGCGGTCCTGCGGCCATCGCTGCAATGACCGGCTTGACGCTGGAGCAAGTACGTCCGCACCTTGGAGACTTCGAGCGGAAGCGCTATACGAATCCGACTTTGATGTGGGAGATTCTGCGCAGCATCGGCGTGCGCTGGCACTGCGGAGCCGCGCAGCATAGCAGTGAGAATCAGGGCATGTTGGCGTGGCCGGAATTTGGTCTGGCCCGTGTGCAGTGGGAGGGGCCATGGACTGCCCCTGGAGTTCCGATGCGCGTCCGGTATCGGCATACGCACTGGGTTGGGTCGATGAAGGTAGACGGCGAAGAGCAGAACATCTTCGACGTGAACTGCATGTGCGTTGGCGGCTGGGTGCCGCTGTCTGAATGGGCCGGCAGCGTCGTCCCCTGGATTTTGGAGCAGTGCGAGCCGAAGGCCAGCGGCAGATGGCACCTGACGCATTCGGTCGAATTGGAAAAGTTTTGCGACATACCACATGAACAGTAACAGTCGGGCTACGAGGCGAAAACCGCAGGTTCGGTGTGCTTCCCCACGAGGCGATGGGATGGGGACTCCAGCGTGGTACCGCGCTGGCCGGAATGCTTCAGGCATACGGAGATTATGCTTAAGATCGTCAATTTGCGGCGGGCTATCGTACATCGGTGTAAATGGCTGTGAAAATAAGCACGCAGTACAGGCCGAAAGCAAGGGGCGGGATGGTGCGTTGCTGCATCCTGAACGTGGATTCCGCCCCTCGGTCTGCGCGGTTGTGGGAGAGTCCTTGTGACCCGAGTGGTGAATCGCCGCCGCGAACCGTTCGACGTGTACATCGGCCGGCCCGGACCGTGGGGTAATCCCTTCAGCCATAAGCCAGGGACGTTGGCTCAATTCCAGGTGGCAAATCGCGCGGAGGCCATCGATCGGTTCCGCGAATGGTTTCTGGCCCAGCCGCAATTGGTAGAGCGTGCAAGGCACGAGCTGAAAGACAGGGTGCTCGGCTGCTGGTGCAAGCCGGCGACGTGTCACGGCGACGTGATCGCGGAGATCATCGACGGAACTGAAAAGCCCGCTCATGGTACGCAGGAATCGCTATTCGAGGTAACTACTTGATAACACTACCAATTGCCTCACCCATCGACATACGCATTATACCTACCTGCACTCCAGGGCCTCGTTTCGTTTCACAAAGAAACAGGGCAGCAGATGGGAATGAAGAGAAAAAGGGCACTAAAGCACGGGTCGGCGTACGCTCACAGCCCGTCAAAACGGAGGCTTCGTGAGCCTGTTCTCGGACCATATAAACAAAGTTGTCGCCGACCTCGGGCCACTCGCCTGCGATGAGGTGGCGAAAGCCCTGATCCGGGAGCGCGTCATGGAAGCGCGGCACATAGCGGAACGGATTCGCACGAAGGGGGGCCATCTTCCGGCGTTGGCGGCGATGGTCGATCAGTTGGAGGATCGGGCCAGCCACCTGGACAAGATTGCAAACAACTGGCCGGAGAAGACCGGAGCGAAACGATGAAGACGCCAACGATGTCCATTCTTCGCCGCCTATTCCCGCAGGCCCCGGAGATCGGCAGCACTGCCATGATCTATCTCGGTGTGGGAAAGACGGCCGGGAGGATTCACCACACGGTAGTGGCCGGCCCGGACGACATCGCCCGGCCGTGCGTCGTGCTTGGCTACACGATCCGCATTGGAGACAACGGACCAGCCAGGCAGGCTGGGGTCTTGGTGACGGTACGGTTACTGAATCGCTGCCGGCTGATACCAGACAAGATCCACATGGCATACGCGGATTGCCTTCAGGTGGCAAGCGATGAAGACGCCGCCCGAAACCATCCCTCGTGGCTGAAACTTCCAATTGGAAGGTTATCAGCCGCAAACAACGGAGCCTAACACCTGATGCCCGATCCTAAAATCCGATTCACTCCCAAAGATCACCGCGAAGCGCGCAAGCTCGGCATCTCGCTCGAAGATCCGCTCGACGGGCACCAGCCCGCGGTCGAGCGCCTCTACAATACGCTGACGACCGCCTACCAGCGTCTCGACGATGAGTGCGCGCACGTTCACCGGGCGCACCGCGACGTGTGCCGGAAACTGGATGAGACGCGCGCCCAGGTCAGGTGGCTGATTTGCGTGCTAATTGTGCTGCTGGGGCTTGCGCTCGGCGAAGCATGGGTGATCGGCAGATGAGAGATCCAATCACAGCAATTGCGGCGACCGCCGCACGCCGGATCTGCGGCATGTTCGGGACGATGGATTACTACCGTGATGACATCGCGGCGCAGGTGGCTATGGCTGTTTCGGAGGGATTGCCTCGATTGCTAAGAGAGCAAACAGCAGGCAGCGCTTGCGGGTATCCAGCCGCACTGGAAGAGATGCGGAAGGACGGGGAGCGGCTGGCGCGGCTGACAACCTTACATCCTGCGGCGGATTGGCACGAGGATTTCGGAGCAGTGCTTTGGTGGCATCTGCCAATTTGTGAGCCCCCATCGGTCGGATGCGGCGAGGGGATGAACGAAACGGACCGGCACGGGAAGCCTACCTCATGCGCCCTAGGTCAGCGTTCCGGCTGGCTTACTCATTGGTCGAGGATTCCTATAGGTGGTGAGAAGGAAGGAGGTGATGCCCCGGTGCCAGAACGCAAACCTAGTGCAGAGGCGGCAGCGAGAGCCGAATGGGGTGATATGGTGCCAACCGAGCAGCAAGGTGCCGGGGCCTACGCGTTTCTCGCCGGTCGGGGTGCGCGCACCGACCTCAAGCGTCTGATCGACCATCCGCACCCTCGCGAAAGTCAGGAAGCGAACGATTGGGAAGATGGATGGAAATCGAAGCACTACGAAATGCTGCGTCCTCCCACGACGCCAGAGAAGCAGCAAGGTGTCGGGGCTGTCGATCTCTCCAGCGACCCCGACACGCCGCATTGGGTAGCGAGAGAGGAACTGATAGGCACGGCGCCAGTAGCGCAATTCATGGGCCTGCCATTCTCCACCTTTACTCAATTGGTCTGCCAACTCCGTGCCAATCTGGCAGCCGCCAACCAGCGCATTGAGGGATGGCAACTTGAAGCTGCGACGCTCCGCGCTGACCTGGAAGCCGCAGCCACCAGACTGGCTGTCGTGAAAGCAGAGGCACTAATTGAGATCACGATGGCTAACCGGCGCGCGGAGAAGGCGGAGGCCTATCTACAGAAGGCGCTGTTGATGTTGGAACGGGCAGCAAAGGCGCTACGTTTTGCAAGCGAGCCAGAGGCGCGTATGGTTCACTTCTACGACATTGCAGCCGAGATTGATGACTTACGTGCCGCCGCCCTGCTGGCGAAGCACCCGGAGGCGAAGCGTGAAGGCTGAAAAGGTCTACGGTGTTGCCGACAAGGCCTGGCAGTGCGTGGTGGGTTGCGACCCGCACATGCAGTGCGCACCTCGCTGCTGGGCCCGCAAGACGGTAGCGCGCGTGGTGGCGTGTCAGAAGGCGGAACATCCGAAGCGCGCGGAGTTCTTTCGGGTCGCGCTGTCACCGGACGGTAAGCAGTGGAGCGGACAGACGTACCTCGACGAAGCGCATCTTTTGGACCCGCTGAGGTGGCGGAAACCGGCGGTGATCGCTACCGGCTTCCATGGGGACTGGGGGAGGCTGGCGGAAGTTGACCAGGACCGAATATTCCAGGTAATTGCGCTCTGCGAGCAACATGAGTTTATGCTGCTAACGAAGCAGCCGGAGAGCGTCCGTCTGTATTGCGAATTCCGCGCGCACAGGCAAGGGTACGTTGAGGGGAATCTGGCTTTACACCCCGGAACCGAATACCCCGCCAAGCCATTGCGGAATGTCACGATGGGCTGCTCGGTCATGAGCCAAGTCGAGGCCGACAAGCACCGCGAACCCATGGCCGCGCTCGCCACGCTGGGCTGGAAGACGCACGTCTGGTACGAACCAGCGATTGGGCCGGTGAATTGGAAGGGCTGGGAGTTCCTGACGCAATTGATTATGGGCGGAGAGAGCAACTGCGGTGGGCTCAAAGCCCGGTCTTGCGATCTGGCATGGTTGCGGGATTCCCTCGCATGGTGCCGAAAAATAGGCGTGGCGCCATTCGTGAAGCAGTTGGGAGCGCGGCCTATTGATTCGGAGCTTGGGGCTTCACCTGTTCCGCGCGAGAACGTCCAGATTGTCAAAGTCAAGCACCGTAAGGGCAGTGATCCTGAAGAGTGGCCGCGCGATCTCCGCGTGCGCCAGATGCCGGGGGCCTGCCGCGTGAGAATCCCCGGCACAAGCCGTAGAGGCGAGCCTGGATTGACCGAGGAATCCTTGGAGTGCTCGGAGTGCCCATGGACTGGCGAGGAAGGGACGGCGGTGTTTGTGGACGCTCCCGAGGATTCCTACTACAACTGCCCGGAATGTGGCGAGATGTGCGCCCATGTGCCGATGGATGAATTGCCGGGGGCCGACGCCTGATGAGGCAATGGATTTCAGGCGGGAGTGGCGCGTAAACGATGCCGGGCAGTTTGCTGAGGATGTCAAAGTGGAACTTTGCCGCGAAGGCGAAGACGGCAGCACGCCGTTGACGCGGTTGCTGGACGCTATGTGTCTTGCCGCGATTGAGGCTGGCAGTGCTGGTATCAAGGTAGACGGTCGCATGCACCGGGATATCGAGAAAGCACATGGGGGAATCCGATGATTGACTTAGACGAATTGGAGCGGCTGGAGAAGGCGGCGACGCCAGGACCGTGGCGCACGGGGCCTATCAATTATGCCAACATCTATGCTCAGGACGGAGATTTGATCCTCCTGGCAATCAAGGATCGCCCGCGCACAGTAGAAGATGTGCAAATACTCATTACTGTTCGCAACGCCTTCCCGCACCTTCTCACCATCGCACGGGCGGCGGACGTGCTGGCGAATTGGTTTGCATGGTCGGCGGTAACTACGGATTGTGATGAGGCGCGCGTCTACCTTCAAGGGCTGATAGACCGCCTTCGCGCGGCGTTGGACCTCAGAGCCGCTGCTGCGCCCGGTCTTCCGTGCGACGGTAGCAGCGGCGGCGAAGAGCAAGCGGCCACGCGCACGGAACAGAATGGCTCGGCACCTTCTCAGGAATCTTTATGATGGCCTTGTTACCAGAGCCCGTATCCCTAACCCCCATCCCATGGACTCGACGCGATGAAAGGGCTTATGAGCAAGCTCGACAGAGACTTCTGGATGAATGGGGAGCGGAACTCCGCGAGCACCTGGCGCTCAATGAGCGAATCGAAGCCCCGCGAAGATCGGATCGCATCGGCCCCATGGAGCAGTTGGTCACCACGCTACTGCCCGCGCCATCGAGCAAGCAGAAGCGCTACGAGCCTCCACCACTGCACAGGTGCATGAACTGCCCCACGATGATCGACGGCCACTGGCAACGCTGTCCGGAATGCCGGAAGATGCGCAAGCGGGGGTTGCAACGGGAGAACCGTAGAGCGGCGGGTGGAAGAGCGGGTGCGCAAGCTCATGCCTAGCCTCCAGCGCTCCCTCCGCTTCCCCGCGCCTGCGGGCTCATCCGCGCGCCCGTCACGTGCACCACGGACTGACATGCACACCACATGGAGGCTGGAATGTTGACCACGAACGTATCTACTACAATTCTGGTTCGGTCAAAGGTCGGGCCGAGTCGCCTGCGGGAATTGGCGGAACGATTCCACGCAGACGCGATAGATCCTATCGAGTGCAAGTGTCTCAGATGTGGCTGCGAATGGGGAGATATTCTCACAACAGACTGGCGCACGGTCACCTGTTCGAACTGCTATTCCGAGCGGGTAATCATCACGATGGTACGGCTAGGATTCGAGGACTGGGGAGAGCAGAACGGTGGGGTCCAAGAGCAAAGCGCGAGATATGAGAACGCCAAAGATGCCGCCGCGAAGGCGATCACCGCGCTGGAACGGATCAAGGCGAAATGACAACCCTTCAGCGCTCCCTTTGCTTCCCCGCGCCTCCGGGATCATCCGCGCGCCCGTCACGTGCGCCACGCTCTGACCCGCATGCCGCACGCAACCGTGAAACCGCGGCGCTCATCCTGGCCGATCTGGAGCGGTACGGCGGAGAGGGGTCGCTGATGGTGAGATGGGCGCGGGCGGTTGCGGAACGAGGAGCAGAATGCCAGAGAAGGTGACAAGCCATTCCAGGCGATTGAGCGGGGCGAATCGTACTCCGCCGCCGAATCGAACCGTCGCCGGGGAAGACCCGGCGCTCGATTCGGCTCTGAGGGAATTAAAAGGGAATTATATAGATGACTACACGGATGGACTGGAAGCCGATCACGAAAAGAGCAATCGAGGCAGCCGAAAGGTTAGGCCACAAAATCGGAGTCTTCGAGGGGCGGAGAAGTACCCTGTCGGTCAAGACTGCGATGTGTGAAACCTGCTACGGCTGCTGCTGGATAGGCTACAGCTCGTCGCGCGGATTCAGTGCTGGTGGACGGGTATTGGCCTACCGCTGTGGGACGAAAGAAGCCATGGGCGTTTTATGAATGTAGCCAAGTATATAATTCCCTTCGATTACGCATGTGGAGGTGGCCTGATGTTCCTTTGTCGCCCGTGTTTTGAAAATCGGATGGAGGACGCGGATACCGCGAGTCCGTTCCTCTACGTGTCCCGCGGCAGGTGCGAGGACTGCGGCGAGGTTGCGAATTGTGCCGATCCTCCGTCTTCGTGGCTGCCCATACCAAGCCCGAAGTTTCAGATACGCCAGAAGCAGGCGAGTCCTGAGAAGGTGACGGCCCCGCACGCACTCCAGGGTGAGCCGCCCGCTCCCCCCGCCGCTTCAACCGTCGCCGGTAAGACCGGCGCGGAAGCGGCTCAACCGTTATATGTGACAACAGCGCACCAAACAATCGAGGCGGCGTTGGGGGAATTACCGCACCGTCCCGGATGCGCTTCTATCGTTTCCTGCCCTTGCACTTGCAGACGAAAGGAATCCACCGCGCTCGAAGCAATTTGGGGCGCCCTCGAAGCCGCCAGTGGGCGCGCTGTATATGCCGAATTACTGGCCAAGGATGCCACATTCGACGCAGACCGGTTGCGCTGTGCCGAATTCAAAGCAAGGAAGCGCGCGGAGGCCTTCCGTGAGGCGTTGGAGCCGTTCGCGGACTGGCGCTCGATCAGCGACATGAGCCGCCGTATCGCGGCTTTACTGGCGGTGCACCCTGACACCAGAGCCAGCGCAGCGCCGTCTTCGGCGACGGTTGCGCAGGCGGCGGAGAACGCGCAGCCCGGTTCTCAGAGTGAGAACCCGCAAGCCTTCAAAGGAGAACAACAATGTGGCAATGGCTGAAATCCATGTTTTGTAGTCACCCTAACCTGGAGTTTTCCAGAAACATCTACGGCGATGAAATCAACCAATGTGGAGGAAACCGCTCCATCTGGGTATGCCCCAGCTGCGGAGCCAAGGAGTATAGGCCTGATCCTCACTACCCGTCAGTACCTCTGGCTAAAAGTAGGGGAGCGAGAAGGTGATGCCTGAGAAGGGTTCGAACCGTTCCGTACTGAAGAGCGGCGCCCGTGTTCCCCGCCGCCTGGGCCAACCGTCGCCGGATGCCGGAGCTGGCCCGGCTCTGAGGCGGGGTGCGCGCGTGCTCTACCTCCCAGCATTCACCCAACAGGAGGCGGATTCGCTGGTCCAGGCTGGTTACGGACATGATACCCGCGAGGAAGCCGAGAAGCACCTCACGGGGATCAAGCTGCCGCCGACCGACCCGTTCTATGGAAACCAATATCACGTGTACCGATGCGTGGTGTACCCGAGGGTCGATTCCATTAAGGTCACCATGCGGCCACAAAGGAGGACGAGGTGAGCGTCAAGATAATGAATGCTGAGCAATTGCTGGTAGATGTTACCAATCACAAACTCACGGTTCGGCTGGACAGTGGGGTGTACCGTCATCTTGTTTTTCGCCAACCGAGCAACTCCTGGAATATGTGGTTTGAAATCATCACGTGGCCAGGCAGTTTGACTATTCACGGCGACATGGGGACGTGGTCATTCTCCCGAGTGAATGACATGTTCACGTTTTTTCGTTCAGGCCAACTAAGGATCAACGCATCCTACTGGTGCGAAAAGATCAGTAGCGAGAGCCGTTTTGGAGGCCCATCCGAGAAATTCAACGCCGACACGTTCAAGGTAAATGTGCTTTCCAGCCTGGACGGGTACGGGTTAAGTGACCAGCAGAAAGCGGACATCGTAGAAGCTTTGGAGGAAGAAGTATTCGGCGAGGAAGATGAATCAGCCGCACGACGGGCTCTTTCGGATTTCAAGCACGAAGATTTCACTTTTTCCGACTCGTGGGAGATCGGCGGCAAGGGCTATGCGTACCACTATCTGTGGTGCCTACACGCGATTGTTTGGGGGATTCAGCAGTACGATGCCAGAGCCGATGCCAGCGCCGGGTCTCCGGCGACGAATGGCATCGGCGGCGGGGAGCAAGATGGCACGGACACGGCCACGGAGGCTCGGAACCTTCTCAGGCCAACTCCAGTTGATGATTTAGCGGAGAGGGGTCGCTGATGGTGAGATGGGCGCGGGCAATTAGGGAGAAGGGGCGCAGATGAGCCTTAAAGCACCCTTCCCGTGGTTCGGTGGAAAATCGCGGGTTGCCAATCTGGTCTGGGACCGGCTCGGGGACTGTGCCAACTATGTCGAGCCGTTCTTTGGCTCTGGCGCGGTGCTGCTGGCGCGTCCCACGGCGCCCGGTATCGAGACGATAAACGACCTCGATTGCATGGTGGCGAACTTCTGGCGTGCGTTGCAGCATGATCCCGACGGGGTAGCGCATCACGCGGATAACCCGGTCAACGAAGCCGACCAGCACGCGCGGCACTTGTGGCTGTGCAGGCAGGAAGACTTTCGGGAGCGGATGAAGGTTGACCCGGAATTCTACGACGTGAAGATTGCGGGTTGGTGGGTTTGGGGCCAGTGCATTTGGATTGGCTCCGGCTGGTGCGCCAGCAAGCTACCTCACTGCGGGGACGCGGGGACGGGCGTGCATCGCCAGCTACCTCACCTCGGGAACGCGGGGACGGGCGTGCATCGCAAGCTACCTCACCTCGGGGACGCGGGGAAGGGCGATGAATTGGAAATCGCAAGCGACCTCACCTCGGGAACGCGGGGAAGGGATCTCGCCGGCTATCTGACGGCGCTGGCCGAACGGCTGCGCAAGGTGCGCGTGTGTTGCGGTGACTGGGCGCGCGTCTGCGGGCCTTCGCCCACATTCAAGCACGGGGTAACGGGCGTATTCTTGGACCCGCCGTACTCCGATGAAGCGGAACGGCAGAACGATCTGTACGCCACCGACAGCGGAACCGTGGCGCAGGACGTTCGCGCCTGGGCCTTGGCAAACGGGGACAACCCGCTGCTTCGCATCGCGCTCTGCGGCTATGACGGGGAGTACCAGATTCCCGATACCTGGGAAGCGGTGGCATGGAAAGCGCGCGGCGGGTATGGATCGCAAGGAGACGGGAGGGGCAGGGAGAACGCGCCCCGGGAAACCATCTGGTTCAGCCCGCATTGTCTCAGGCCGCAAGGGAACCTGTTTCACTTCAGCGCACCGGACCCGCCGATTCCGCAGAATAGCGAACTGTTCGGGCGCGTGCTCGGAGAAATCGATCACTGCAAAGACATGGCGCTTTTGACCGCGCCGAAGGACGTGGAAGAGTGAGCCAACAAATGCCGCTGATTGATATTTCGGAGTATGAGGTCCAAGCCGAACCAGTACCGGTCCCAAAGCCGAAACCGGACATCATTTATCTGGTGGTGGCCTGGTCCGAATCCGGAGGTTACTGGAAAGTTCATCGCGATAGCATGCACGATCAGCATTGTGAATCGGATGATAGCAAGCGGTTCACTGAAGGAACGGCACGCGAGCGAGCTATTGCCGCGGCAAAGAAGCTAGCGGTGCAGTGGACGCATCGCGGCATTGTGCGCCTCCCGGTGGGCCCCAGAGCCGATGCCAGCGCCGGGCACCCGGCGACGGTTGGCATCGGCGGCGGGGAACAAGCGGCCTCGGACACGGCGACAGAGGCTCGGAACCTTCTCAGGCCAACTCCAAAGGAACATAATGCCGCTGACTGAACCGGTGCGCAGGCTGGATAGAGAACGAAAGATCGCAGCGCTTCGCCGCCTTGCGGAGCGTCCCGGTACCGAAGCTGAAGGCATAGCCGCCCGTGCCGCCCTGGAGCGCCTTGGGGCATCGGATCTGTCTACTACGGACCCGTGGGAGTTGTTCCGCCAGTTTTTACGCACGGGCGACATGGAGACGCTGTGGGAAGCTACGAAGGATCACCACATCTGCGCATGTGGATCAGCCTATGCGCGTGGGACGCCGTACTGCTCCAAACTCACAAAGCACTGGGATATTCAGGCTGAAATCAAACGGCGTTTCCCGTTGGGAACCCGTGTCTATTACAACAAGTGGGCCTATACTGCAAACGACCCGGCCACAGTTGTCGGTTACTCCCAAAAGCCATCGAACTGGAACTGTATCCGCGTCCAATTTGACAATCTGAAAACGAAGCGCAGCATCCCGATCTTCGAGTACGATAACTGGCATCTTTCGACGGAGCCAATACCGGAAGGCCCACAGGCTGATCTGCTTCGCGGCATCACGGAAGCAATGCGGACATCCACAGAGGCTCGAACCCTTCTCAGGCCAACTCCAGAAAGCGCCGAAGGCGCGCAAAGCTAATCTCTCATGCTCATGCTCATCTGTCCTTGCGGTCGCCGTACACCCTTGCCGGAGTCTACCGGCTCCTACCGGTGTACGGAGTGCAGCCACATCACGTTATTGACCTGGTTCGAAGGGCCAGACCCACTCGCCGCATTCCGCGCCGTTGCTGCACGCCGCGCCCTCGCTCGGATCACGGAACGTGTAAACGTCGAATTTTTTGTCACGTCACAGGAAGTCCCATCTTGCCAGTAGAACAACCCGCGCCAATGCTCGATTGGGCTCTGCGCTACATCCGTATGGGCTGGCCCGTGATCCCCTTGCGAGGCAAGATCCCACTCACCAAGAACGGATCGCACGATGCCACACTCGACGAAAAGCAAGCGCTGGAATGGTGGACGAAGTGGGCTGAAGCCAACATCGGGGTAGCTACGGGCCATCGCTTTTTCGCCTTGGACGTGGATATCAAGGGTGGCGGGGAAGAGAGTTTCGACTTCCTGCGCCACCAGCACGGTGCCTTCCCTGATACGGCGGAGCAGATCACTGGCACGGGCGGCCGGCATTTGCTTTTCTTGCCGCCGGATTTTCCGGTCAGAAACTCAACAAGCGCGATCGCACCGGGAATCGATATCCGGGGCGTGGGTGGCTACATCGTGGTGGCTCCCAGTATTCACCCGGAAACGAAGCGCGCCTACGATTGGGACGGCCTCCGTGAGATCGAGGAGCAGCCTATTGCCGCAGCGCCGGCCTGGCTGCTCGACAAGCTGCGCGCAGGTCCGGCAGCGCAGATCCAAGCGAAGCCTGCCCCTGCAAACATCAGCGAGGGCAACCGCAACACCCAACTCTACAAGCTCGCCTGCTCACAACGGCGCAAGGGTCTGTCCGAATTCGAGATCCTGGCCACCTTGCGGGCTAGCAATCAGGTCCGATGCTCCCCGCCGCTGCCTGATGCCGAACTCGAAACCATTGCCAAATCCGCCGCCCGTCACGCCCCCGATGCGCGGGCGCTGTTCGTCGTGGGTGACCGGGGTGACAAATCGTCAAAGGACGCACGCCCTGACGAACAGACGAATGAACTCCGGCTGAAAGCTGTAGACGTGGAAGCGGCGATAGACGACGCGATCACGCGCAACGATCTGGTGGGCGCAATCAAGCTCGCGCCGGAAGTGGCCATTCTGCGGCCCATGATGCGGGCCGTCGTGGCGGTCAAACTGCGCCAGCACTTCGGGCGGGAATTTCCAGCCCGCGACTTTGATCGGGCGGTGAAGGACGCAGTTGGGGGAGAAGAGAACCCGCCCGCGCCGCCGAATGCCCCGCCTGATGCTGGACAGCCTCTTGGGGGCGGCCCCGACCTCCGCTGGTATCCGTTGACCGATGCGGGCAACGGGGAGCGTATTGCGGCTCTGTTCGGCGCGGACATCCGCTATTGCGTCGAGATGCGGCGCTGGCTGGTGTGGGACGGCAAACGTTGGGCAGTGGACGATTTCAATGTGATCCGGCAACGGGCGAAACAAATGGCGCGGATGCTCTACCTGCAATCGGCAGGGATGACGCAATTAGAGAAGCACGCGCGGGCCTCGGAGTCCTTCGCCATGGGAACGGCCGCGCTGGGGTATGCGGCGACCGAAAAGGGCATCCCGGTATCGGCTGCGGATCTCGACCAGCAGCCATATCTATTGAACTGTCCCAATGGCGTGATCGATCTGCGCACCATGGGGCTGCTACCCTTCGACCGGGGCTTTCTGATTACAAAGCTCTGCCCGGTGCCTTTTGATCCCAAAGCGCAGGCGCCACGCTTCCAGGCATTCGTCGAGTGGGCCATGGGCGGCGGCGCGAATCCCGACGCTGAACTGAGCGAGCATACTGTGCGCTTGGTGGGTTTCCTGCAACGGGCCTTCGGTTATGCACTCACTTCAGACGTATCGGAGAAAGCCATTTTTGTTTTACACGGAGAACAGGGCAACAATGGCAAGACGACGCTCTTGACGCTCTTCCGAGACCTGTTGGGCAAAGACTACTCTGGCCAGCTTTCCATTGACACGGTGATGACGATGAAGAATCAGGATGCGACCGCACGGGCGGATCTGGCGGATTTGCGTGGGACGCGGCTGGTGGTCACATCCGAAGTCGAAAAGGAGCACAAACTCGACGAAGGAAAAATCAAATACATCACTGCGGGGATGGGTGAGATCAAGAGTTGCCGCAAATACGAGAACCCCATCGAGTTCAAGGCCACCCACAAGCTATTTATGGATTGCAACCACCGACCCAGGGTCCGGGGGACGGACGACGCCATCTGGCGGCGTTTGAAGTTGGTCCCCTTTGAGATCACGATCCCCGACGAGCAGAAGGATTTGCAACTACCGGACAAGCTACGCACGGAACTGCCAGGCATTCTTGCTTGGGCCGTGCGTGGCGCTATGGCGTGGTTCAAAGATGGGCTCGGCGATCCGCCCGAGGTCGGGCAGGCCGGCATCGAATGGCGGGAGCATGACGACCCGCTCAAAGAATTTCTCGAAGACTGCTGCGAATCGGGTGAGGACCTGTTTATCCACGCTTCCGAATTGGCCGCCGGCTACGAATGGTGGGCCAAGCAGAACCGCGAGCGCTACCCACTGGGGCGTGAAGCCTTTAACGAACGGTTGCTCGCCAAGGGCTACAAGCAAAGCCGCGGGCGGCGCAATGAGCAGGACAAGCAATTCCGTGCCTGGGAGGGGATTGAACTGAAAAACGAGGTGACGGTGGCGCTGCAAAAGCGCAGCGGGCAGCCGTCACGGTGGGACGGCCAGGAATAGGCTGGTAGCCTAGTTTCGCGCGATTGACTAGCGCGGCGTGACAGCCGTGACGTGCACGATAAGTGTGCCTATTGAAAATGAATGGTAAGTCGTCACATTGTCACCCTGCCTGTCACAATCTCGTCACATCTGTCGTAAGCCTCTCATACCACTTAACTTACACTATATGTACCGAAGAATCTGTGACAACCTATCTATAAGATAATAAAAGGCTGTGACGCTGTGACGCTGTTTTGAGTAATAAAAATCGACTACGATCTCGTAAGGAGTAAGTTTTCCGGTGTGACTGTCACGCTTGTCACAGCGTCTTTTTGGGAACATTTCCACTTGACAACGTTTGGGAGTTTAAGGCACAATTGCTATCGACTGGAGTGCTCACGAAAGCGCCCCGGCGTAGCAAGACACTTTGAGGCTTGTAGAATCCCGGTCGTAGTGAAGCGGCTTCGCTTTTCTCTTCCGCCCACCTTGCCGAACGTTCGGCAGTCCAAACCTTAGGCCACCGCCAGAAGTGTCCCCTAATGTCTCAATCCCAAGTACGAATCCATAATCCCAAGTCCTGTAATCCGTACACGTCCTTAAGATCCGCTCGTCGGGCAGTGGAACGGAGCCGCGCATATTGGCGGGATCGTAGCGGTCAGCGTATGGCGGAGATTCCGCAATGTGCGAAGCACCGCGCCGGAGGATCGATCGAATACATCGACGATGCCGACTACCGCGCGGCGAGCGTTGCCCGTGCTTTAGAGCGCCAACGTCAAACGGGCTACGACCGCGATGTAGCGGATGGTGAGATGGCGTCTCTCGAAGCACTCGAAGGTTTGCCTATGGTTGGCGATGTCATGAAGGTATTCACGCGTCCCGGCTCGGGTCGCGCGATCCAGAGCCATCTGCATATCAGGCTGTTGACGCGTATTCTGATGCAAGATGGCCAAGCCTCTTCCGTAACCAGTTCAAATCCATGAAGGGCGGCAAATATCTTGCGGAAATGCGCGGCGCCTTCGAGCAAGCGCCGGAGCAAGCGTCGGTGATGACAGTGGAAGACGTGGTAGAACTTGCCCGCGCGCCGTTGTACGCGTTCGCGGCAACGCACGATGGGCAACCACCGCTTCCTTGGCTGGAACGATTTGTTAGCATGTTCCGCCACCAGGAGCCCGCATGAGAAATGGATTGTGCGATTTCTCGCCGCGATTGCAGGTCGCTCCAGGTGACCATGTGGTGATCTCCAATCCGCACTTGGTGGATACGGATGGCCAAACCGCTACGGTCGTACGGTGTGCCTTGTCTGTACGGGTAAGGCTCGCCAGCGTCATGGAGCGATATGTAGGGGAATTATATAGATGACTACCTCTACAGACGGAAAGACCATTGTTTACATAGTCTTCAATGCGGATGGATATGAGTGCAAGGATTTTGTAGGAGCCTTTGAATCAGAAGCGGCAGCACTCGCTGCTGCACAACGCATCGAAGGGCTAATCCGGCGCTTCTACGCTGAACGCATGGAAGGGCGGCTGGAGTGGGCGGGAGCCGTAACGGTTGAGCCCGTAGTGCTCGGTGATTACGATCTGCCTGGGGTCGCCTTTGCGATGGAAGACGTTGCCGGGTAGTCAAGTATATAATTCCCATATGTAGACTATCGTGATTTACGGATCGCGCCGGCTGCTCTTTCCGTCCCGTCTCCCGGCCCTCGGAGAGCATCGCGCCCCGCGTTGATGGATGCTGTCGGGAGCGGGGCGGTTTTGCTTTCCGGCAAAACAGCAACCGGAACCGATTTCCCAAATGTGGATCTCTTCTGTCCTGCTGAACGCGTGGCGCGCGTCCTGCGCTTGCCTGCTCCTACAGGCTGGCCAGGTAGGCCAGGTGTTGGGTGTAGGTGTAGCATCGCCTGGGTGTCGGCAGTGCGATAGCGGCCAGGCGTGCATCAATCTGGTCCTGGTACTCGGCAGTGCGATATACCCGGTATCCGATGTACGCCCATACCGGCGTGGTCACGGCTGCCAGTATGCCGGCTGCGGGCGACTGGGCCAGCTCCGGGACGGTGATCGCCAGAGCGGTAATGGCCATGCCTGCGACAGCGCCAAATGCGGTGTAGGCGAGCTCCAGTGTGGGGATGTTCTCGATTCGTGCCACCACGCGTGCCCATAGGCTGGGCTGGGCTGGCTGCGCAACGGCAGCCATGCACTCGGAGCAGATCAGCTCGCCGCGTGCTGTAGAGCGATTGCAAGAGCGGCCGGCGAAGGTGTAGCCCGATTTACAGCGTGCGGTCCAGGTCGGTCTGCGCGTGATGCTGGACTGATTATGCCAGTGTATGGCTGGTAGTTTGATCCCGATGTCTATGGTCTGCGTCATCTGATTTTTCCTCCGATCCGGCTTCCCGAATCTGAGACCATCGTGCGGCCTATCCGCCGTGGTGTCAATGGTTTAACGGTTAGCTGCGGGGTACCTGGTAGGTACCCACTCTGCCCGCGTGGGAGTGCTGGGAGGGGGTGCTTGGGTCCTTCCGGGGGGGTCAAAAGCGCGCGGGTGTTTAGGT